GGAGTTAGTGTGAATAGGGTTCTTGTGTGCGGCGGTGAGCATTTTATTGACGAAAAAATTACAACAGATCTTGAACAGAAGTTAATTCGTGCATTTGGTGGGAATGGCTTCATGTTTGTTCTTGGCGTTATTTGCACGCCTGCACAGAAGTGGGCGGCCTGTCAGGGTGTTCGTGTTGAGATTGTGTCTCATAGCAAGTGGAGAGCGCAGAATAGACGTCAATTGTTGTTAGGGGCTGACCTGGTTATTGCGTTTGAAGGCGGAATGAAGCGTGAGCATATGGTAGAAGCTGCTCTAGAAGCCAAGGTTGAGGTTTGGGAGCCAAACACTTGGGTTCACGATCATGTGTCGTCAAAGTTTGGAGCATTCAAACCAAGGCGAGAGTACAATGCTTTGGTTTTTAAAGATGAAGAGCTTGAGATCGAGGGAATCGACGATGTTGATTATGGTCCAATTTTGACTGGTCGTCGGATTAGGAATTGGAAGTGAAATAATAATACCCTCAAATGAAAAGGGGGCCGAAGGAGAGGGGATAATGGCAGAGGATAAGCCGAAGAGACGCAACTTGAAGACGTGCGTTGTGGGAAACACTGATCCAACGCTCGCGCCGATCAAAAAAATAGTACCAAAGAAAGCGAAGAAGAGTGGCCCCCGTCCGTTGCCTACTGAGGACCAGGCAAGAGAGATAATCGTTGCCCTTAAGGTTGGTGCTCCATATGACGTAGCCTGCCAGGCTGCCAGTGTACCGAAGGCCACAGGGATGGAGTGGTTGCGTCGAGGGAAAGGGGAAGATGAGAAGTATGGGACAACGCCAGAGCTTACACAATTTGCGATTGACGTTGAAGAGTCAATGAGTTATGCGACTGTACGTGCTTTGAAGGTTATCCATAATGCCGCGAAGAGTACATGGACAGCGGCTGCTTGGTATTTAGAGAGAACTCAACCAGACCAGTTCGCGGCGCAAAGCAGATCTCAGATAACCGGCAAGGATGGCAAAAGTATCAGTGAAGACCTTGGCTCATTCCTAGCCAAAGGCTTCAAGCGAGGCAAGTAATGGGTGGCCTCGGTTCAGGTAGAAAGCGGTTCAAGCAGGCCCGTGAAGATGCAATTGCGGCGAAGCATGATAGGGAGCTTGCCGAACAAGCGATCTCAAGATGGGAAGATCCTGTTGTTTTTGCTTCTGAAGTGTTCAATGTAGAGTTGTGGGATAAGCAAGCAGAGGTTGCACGAGCAATTGCATTCTCCAATCATGGTCGCGTAGCGTGCCGAAGCGGTCACAAAATTGGGAAGGGGCAGCCTTTGGATGGTGTTGTAGTTACACCAAAAGGCTTCAAGGCGATTGGTGACATATCCCCAGGGGATTATGTGATTAGCGATAGTGGTGAGCCATGCAAAGTCGTTGCTGAGACCGTGTGGCATGAACGCCCGCATATGCGAGTCACGTTCGAAGATGGTACGCATGTAGACGTAGATGAAGCGCATGAGTGGGTTGTGCATACACGAAAGAGCCGTAAGTGTACGTCCAGTCATCCTGTGACATTGGAAACTCGACAGATGTTCGAGTCACAGACTGTGCCGAACGGCAAGAATAGTAATAAGACACCGCGTCGTATCTCAAATTATACGGTTGATTTGACTAAGCCGGTCCAACTCCCACATGTAGACCTGCCTATTGACCCATACCTATTAGGAGTATGGTTGGGAGACGGAACATCTGCCACTGGCGAGATCACGACTATGGACGCTGAGATTGTTGAGGCGTTCGAAGCAGCAGGCTATCGTATGGTCTCTTCGCGTAAGAAGAGTAGAGCTACCAAGTATCTGATACACAACAATAACGGATACCCTGTATTTAGATGGGTTCTCAAGTCGGCCGGGTTATTAAATAACAAGCACATCCCAGATATCTACATGTGGTCATCTGCGGAACAGCGGCTTGCTATTATACAAGGCCTAATGGACGCAGATGGCTATTGTAGCACAAGTGGGCACTGTCAGTTTTGCAGCACGAACAAGAAATTGGCTGAAGGCGTCCTTCAACTTGCCAGATCGCTTGGTATTAAGGCTCGAATTCACGAGAAGAGAGCTAAATTGTATGGCAAGGATTGCGGGCCAAAGTGGCATGTTGAGTGGAGGAGCACAGTTCCTGTCTTCCGGTTGAGACGTAAAGTTGAACGAATCAGGACAGAGTGGAAGCATAAGGTAAATGCTCACAAGCGAATAGCAATAGTGAGCATAAACAAACTTCCTGGTAAGCACACAACCAAATGTATTGAGGTAGACAGCCCTTCTCACTTATACTTGTGCACAGAATCGTTTATACCTACTCACAATTCCATGCTTGATATGATTGTGGGTGTTCAATTCATTCTCCTTCACGAGGAGGCTAGGGTTGTTTTGACCGCGCCCACAGCTCGGCAGGTTCGCTCTATTCTGTGGCGCGAATTACAGTTGCTGCATGCCAAGGCAAAGTGGCCGCTCGGCGGTAAGCTGTCGATGCAGCCAGATATTGGCTGGCAGTTCGCAGACGGTCGAGAGATGGTTGGGTTCGCAACTGACGAACCTGAGCGTATGGCAGGAATCTCTGGGAAGAATGTGTTGTTTATCGTTGATGAGGCCTCCGGTGTGCCTGAGCCAATCTTTGAAGCCATTGAGGGTAACCGAGCTGGCGGTGCCAAGATTCTAATGACATCCAACCCAACGAAAACCTCTGGCACCTTTTACAATGCGTTCAATGAGCAGCGTGCTTTGTGGGATACGTTTCATATCTCATCGAGAGAGACACCAAATGCTCTCACAGGCCAAAAGATTATCCCAGGATTAGCGGAGCAGTGGTGGTGCGACGAGAAAGCGGAAGAATGGGGGGAGGATTCCCCATTATATGCCGTTCGTATTGAAGGCAACTTCCCGGCAGAAGGTTTCAATACAGTCATTCCGATCCATTTGCTGGAAAAAGCGCTAGATGGTTGGGAAGATGTTGAGGTAAATCGTGACGATCAACTCTGCATAGGAGTGGACGTTGCTAGATTCGGTGACGACTCAACCGTTCTGTTTCCACGTAGAGGAAACAAGGCTATGATGCCTACTGTTTTGCAGAAACAAAGAACTGGGCAAGTTGTAGCAAACGTAGTTGAGATGGCAAACTCATTAAAAATGAGCCCTCGTGAGGTTGTGAAGGTCATGGTTGACGTTACCGGTCTTGGCGGTGGCGTAGCAGACGGGCTTAGACGGATCCAGGGTATTGATTGTGTTGAAGTCAACAGTTCAGAGCGTGCCCACAATGAAGATAACTACTGCAACGTGAAGACGGAGTTGTGGTTCTCACTGCGCGACTGGATCCGTGATGGTGGAAAGATTCCTCCAGGAGTCTCAAAGCTCGAATCAGAGCTTGTTATGCCACTATACGACTATGATACACATAACCGATACAGAGTTGAGGGCAAAAAGGACATCAAAAAAAGGCTAAAGCGTTCCCCTGACCGCGCGGATGCGCTCGCGCTGGCAGTGTATGAAGCACGGAGTGTCGAGACCGACTTTTTCTCAATAAAATCAGCGCGGTAAAAGGACACACCGATGAGCAACGTATTCGAACTACCAACTCAAGATCCTAGAGAGGCGAAAACCTACGCGCAGCCTTCTGTCAGGACAGATCTTGTTTGGACGCCAAGCAGGCTTACTTCTGCAATGGTTATGGCAGATTCAGGCCACTACCGTATGCTCGCAGACCTAAGCGAGTTGATTATGGCTGATGATCGAGCTGGCGCTGACCTTTTGAAGCGCGTCCGTTCTATTTCTGGCACAATGCCTGTGTTTCAAAGCTCCGGCGACGGTCGTAAAGGCGCCAAGGTTGCGCGTGATTTAGGATCGCTGCGTGATGGCGGCGGAGGTGATTGGTGGGAGATGTTGCCCGAAGCCGAGTATGGCGAAGTGAAGGCGTGGGGCATCGTAATGGGGTTTGGGATAGGCCAATTGGTTTGGAAAAAGTATAAGGGACGAGATATCCCAACGCTTGAGCCGTGGCATCCCCGTCTTTTTAGACAAGATCTTGAAACTGGTAAACTGTACGGCCAAGAGAGAGTAAATGGAGCTAACCAGGAGTTTGAGGTTGACCTTGATTCTGGTAAATGGTTCCTTTATTCCCCATACGGAAGAAACCGCGCGCATGCTAGAGGGTTGTGGCGAGGTCTTGCGCCATGGTGGCTGTTGAAAAAGTACGCGATCGGCGATTGGGGGCGACACAGCGAAAATGCTTCCACCCTTGTTGGCTCGTCTCCCAAAGGAGCAACCAAAGCTCATCGTGCAGAGCTTGCGTCTAACTTGTACTCAATGGCGAAGAATGCGGTTGTGGTTTTACCTCCAGAGTTCAATTTGAAGTTGGTCGAGGCAACCGCGAACACTCGGGACATCTACGATGCACAGATCCAATCCGCCAACTTAGCGATGACCATTGCGATTACTGGCGTGAACCTGCCGACCCATGCTACCGGTGGCTCATATGCGGCGATGACAGAGCAGTCCTCGGTCGCTACAGCGGTTAGGCAAGCGGACGCAGAGATTGACGCAACCCAAACCAGGGCACAAGTCCTCAAGTTTTGGGCGCTATACAATCATGGCTCAGAAGATGTTGCTCCATGGCCTCATTGGGACGTTCGTAGGCCAGAAGAGAAGGTTGCGCTAGCTGACGCTATGAGCAAATTTGGTGCAGCAATCACCGCTCTTAAAGCAGCAAGTCCTAGGGTTGACGCTGAAACAATACTTGAAGACGCAGGCATCCCTTTGATGAGCGAAGCGGAGCTTGAAGCTAAAGACAAACAAGACATGGAGCGTAGGGATAAAATGGGGACTCCTGAACAACAGCAGGCTAATAACATTGAGAAACAAGAAGAGACGACAGTGTTAGCCGAAGACGACGACAAGTTTAATCAGGAAGCTTTTCTAGAGGACCTGTCAGAAGCAACGATCCAGCAGCTAGCTGAAGCTTTGCAGCCTCAATTTGACGAGTTGAGCAAACAGATTGATGCGGCAGAAACGATCGATGATATCAAGTCAGCGGTCCTTAATTTCGTGGATTCTGAGGAATCCCCAGAGGCTATCGAAGTTCTCGAGCGTGCCATGCTACTGGTACACTTGGCTGGCACAGCCGCTGCTATGCAGGGAGAATAATAATGCCAACAATCAACTTGCCTCTGATTGGAAGACGTAAGAATTCTAAAAAAAAGCCAAGGTATTCTCTGAGTATCAAAATCATTTTCCCAAAAATTTTCGGTAAGAAGAAGAGCGGAGCAGGTGGCGGGTCTAAGGGCTAGCGTTGACATTTGTAAACGCGCAGCAGTTTTTGATTCATCGGTCCTAGTCGCAATCTCTGGCGGTAAGGACAGCCTTGTTACGCTTGACCTATGCTGTCAGACGTTCGACAGGGTTGAGGCGTTCTATATGTACCTGGTGCCTGGCATCGAGGTTATTGAACGACCTATGTTGGCAGTTGCAAGGCGTCTTGGTGTTCGTGTTCACATGGTCCCTCATTGGGACCTGGCACGTTTGCAAAAAAACGCCATATTCCGTATGCACTCGGTAACCGCAAGGGATATCGAGACCAAGAAGTTGGGTGATATCGAATACGACCTTCGTGTCAAAACCGGTATCCGGTGGATCGCCTACGGGTACCGCGCAGCCGATTCGATTGCTCGACGCCTTATGTGTCGAACAGTCAAAGGCTTCGATTTAAATTCACAGCGCATCTACCCAATCTGGGAATGGGGAGTTCGGGACGTTCTTGCTTACCTTCGGGTCAAGCGGATCCCGGTCCCAATGCGAATGGGGACAGACGGCACGCGCGGGATGAGTGGCTTTTCACTTTCAAGAGAGCCAATCTTGTGGCTATACCACAACGCGCCTGACGATTACGAAAGGGTTTTGGAAAGATTTCCTTTCGTGGGGGTTTGGGTGAAAAAGGATGAGTTCGCAAAAAAACGTTCTACCTCTGAGCAAAGTCCAGAAGTTTGAGCCAAAACGCATCAACCGCACAGACATCAAAAACGCCGAGTACAATCCAAGGAACATCGACCCGCATGCGAAGCGGAAACTAGAAAAGAACCTTCGAAAGGTTGGATTGCTCGAGTCTCTTGTTTGGAATGAGCGAACAGGTAACCTTGTATCTGGTCATCAACGGTTGGCGATTATAGATATCATAGAGGGAACCCCAAATTATTCCCTAGACGTCTCAGTGACATCGCTTTCTTTGAAAGAGGAAAAGCGACAGAACGTTTTCTTCAACAACCCTGGCGCACAAGGAACATGGGACCTGATCGCCCTAGCAGACCTAGCTAAGGACGACGACTTTGACATCGAAGACGCTGGGTTTGACCCGATGGACATCGAGGTCCTGTTCGATGACATTGATGGGAAGTTTGGGACGGCAGCAGACGAGGGGGACCAAGGGGTTGTTATTGACCCACCGGTTGTCAGACCAACCCCTGCCGAGGAAGCCATCAGGCAAAGGCAAGAGACCCAACGTAGGCACGGGAAAGAATCTGAGGATGAGGCCAAGGCTAGAATCCGATCAGATAGGGCTGAGAGCAAAGAACGTGCACAGACGAAGGATGACACTGAATTTTATGTCGTGGTCGTGTTCCAAAGTAGGCGCGAACGCGAAGACTTCATGAAACACATCAACCACACGGAAGAGGAGAAATATCTTGACGGTCGAGAATTATGTAGCCTCCTCCACATCCCTACCGGTTGATGATCAGGTCAAGTTAGTCCTTCTCGGGTGGTTCTTTCGAAAAGGTAAAGGTGGAGGCAATGACACGTGGAGCTTTTACACAAATCTTAGAGAATATGTTCGCAGGGAGATAAGGGGTATTCCTGGTGGTGGAATTCTACTCAAAGCTTACGACTTATCTACAGCTAAGGGACGCGAAAAAGAGTGGAATAGAATAAAATTTGCTATCAAAGATAAGGCTTGGCGCGTTATTTTTGGGACTAAAGCCAAAGCTGCCAAAGATATACTTAAGACAATAAAGTCAGCGAAAAATGTGGACGCAAAATATGTTATTAAGCGTAGGATCAAAGCTAATCTACGCTTAGAGAAGAGAACTTCAGTAAATATAACAAGCAGAATTCGCCTGCGCACTGTAGTTAGTACGAATTTTAGAAAAACCCATGTTAGTGCAAAGCTTTATTTTTTGAAGCCATTGCCTTATAAACCTGTTTGGAAGTGGGTTGCTGTTGTCGACGAACGTCTTTGCCCAATTTGTGGTCCATGTCACAACGTAACACTGCCAAACACGCATCCTTGGTGGAGGACGCATATTCCACCTATGCATCACAACTGTAGGTGCACCATCAAAGCACTGTCGGTTAGACAGGGTGCGAAGTGGGCTAAGGAACATAGGGGTAAGCCTATTGACCGGCCTCCAAGTGTTAGAGCCCATAAAACTTTTGGCACAAATGGTGACGACTGGAAGCCAAACCCCAAAGATTACCCTCCTGAGATGCGAGATATCATCAAAAAGAGGTTGAACCGTAGGAAGAATCAGAAATGAGCCTCAAATACGAAGTACTTAGTATTGATGTTGAACCAGGTAAGGAGCCACCAAAGGAGTTCCGCCTATTCAAGATGGGTGACAATCCATCAACCAAAGGGACTTTCGTATTCGATGAAGACTCAGTTCGTCTTACCAAAGAATACTACGAAAAGCATGGACCGGCCAGGCTTATGGTCGACTACGAGCACAAGAGTTTGGACTCTAACGCACCCATCGCTGAGCGTAAGGCGTCAGCTAGGTTTTCTCCTGAGTGGAGGCAAGATGGCTTATATGCAACTCAGGTCAAGTGGACTCCTATGGCTACCCAGGAGATTGTGGACGGAGAGCGAAATTGTTTCTCGCCTGCGTTCGGCCATAAAGATGGGCATATCCGCAAGTTAGTGAATGTGGCGCTGTGCAATCTACCAGCGCTTGATAATGTGGAACTACTCGTCGCGGCATCAGAGCTTTGCGACGAACCGCTGTCCGATGTTTCGGGCTTGGGAGCGGCAGATGCCGCGAAGGAGATTGATCAAATGAAGTCACTTATTACGCTACTGGGTGTAGAGACTGAAGAGGCTGGCATCAAGGAATTGACCAGCCTTCAGAGCGAAAAGAAGCTGCTTGAGGAGCAGCGAGACGAACTGATCTTGCTGAGTGGAGCGGATTCGTTTGAGTCTGCATCAGGTACGATCGCTGCTGGAGTCAAAGCGATTGGCCGAGTTAAAGAGCTTGAAGCTATTGAGGCCAAGCGTGAAGAAGAGGCGAAGGTGGCTAAGCTCAACGAACTCGTTGAGAAAGGTCGTAGTGAATGTAAGCTGTCCGCTGCGCAAGAAGAGTGGGCTCGCACGTTGACTGTGGATACCCTCTCTGCATTTCTAGAGAATGCGCCAAAGATCATTCCATCAGCAGACGAAGCTAAATCTCAACCAGGCAGTACGAATTCAAATGGTGCCGCAGTGCTGCACGATGGAAAGGGTTGGAAAGATCTTTCATCTGCCGAGAAACACAATCTGAAGTTTGCGCAGCCGGAAGTATATGCGGCCTTGCGCGATGATCATATTAAAGCAACGACCTCTGTCTGAGGTAAAAACGAGCCTGGCACTCGCTCAGGCAGACAAGGAATGAATTATGCTAGTTAGAGCAGATACTATTGTGCCCGAATTGCTCGTGGAAGCTGTCCAAGGTGCGTTCTCAGGAATGAAAGCGTTTTATGGTACAGGTGCTGCGACTGTTAATTCATCGATGCCCACCCATGCCCCTTCAGGTGCTAAGATCAATGGTGGCGACACCATCAAGATCCCGTACTTCGGGACGGTAGGAGAGATGGAAGATGTTACGGCTGAAGGTGATGCGTTGACGCCTACCTCGCTCACCATGAGTGAGGAAGAGTGTACGGTCACTCACAGTGGTAAAGCGATCGAAATCTCGTTCTGGGCTCAAATGGCTGCCAACTATGCTGATCCTTATGGGGAGATGGCTAGGCAGTTGACCGAAGTTCACACGCGTCGTGTCGATAAAGCTCTCTTTGACGTTGCCCTTGCCTCCCTTCCGGCAGGGATGACTAACGATATCCAGGCTGTTGGCGCTGGCCTTATCGACTATGATGCCATCGTTGACACCCTCAACCTTTGGGGAGACGAAGAAGAGTCTGTTGCTGTTATGGTCTGCCACAGCGATATCAAAAAGCGCTTCCGCAAGATCAAGGACGCCAATGGGCACCCGATCTTTGTTGATTCCAAGTCTGGTGGGCTCCCCACTGTCTTTGGAATCCCGATGGCAGTGTCCAACCGCCAGACCAAGAGTGGTTCGACCTATCGCACTATTCTTGCCCGCAAAGGCGCCCTTGCATACTGGGCACAGTCTGCCCCTAGAGTTCTTGTAGATACTGACGTGCTGGCTGACACCGAGCTCGCTGCGATCCACACCTACTGGTGCGCTCACCGTTATTCTCGCCTCCCCGGTGGAACCTATGGTGGCGTAGCTCTCATTCAGAGTCTTGGCTGATGGGCGCCGGGGCTTTCAATCGACATCGGCAAACTCATAAACGACGCGTTGCTGAGCAAAAGGTAGCACAGGAAGAGTTTGATACTCGACCGGCTTTAGTCCAGGAGCGTAAACCTCTTGCTGATGACGAATTCCCTATGGAGATTTCTTCAAAGGTCTCTAGAAAGAAGTTAACCGCTCCAAAGCCATTGCCCAAGCTACAGGAACTTCCAAAGATTCCAAAGGCTAAAGACTCTCCTTGGAGACGTGGCAAGAGATGAGTGCAACGATCGAGTCCGTGCGACGCTATTATCTTCTTAGGAAGTTTTCAGTCCTCGAATCCGATGACTTGTACGATATGGGCCAAACCTGGAGAGCAAAACAAGAGGCTGTCGCTGGGACAAGTCTACCCAGCGACTTTCCTCATCTATCTACCCTCCAGGCTGTGGGATACTCAACCAAGGAGGACCTAACAGGCGCTGACAGCGCTGAACTTGTAACAAATGCTGGCCTAAATACCGTAGAAGCTACTTCGGTTCTGGCAGCTTTGGAGGAACTCTAATGGGATACAATAAAGCAGACGGGCAATATGCAGACACAAAAGATGTGACGCTGCAAGCTTCCGTCACTAAAACCGCTACATATACAGGATCTGCCGTTGAGGTTGGAGATAGAGGCGTAGGGAGATTCCTCCTCACAGTTTCAGCCGCAAGTGGCACGACACCTACTTTAGACGTACTAATCCAGACGTCGTATGACAACTCCACATGGAGATCTGTTGCTTCATTCACCCAAGCAACGTCAACAACCACCGAACGCCTATCGTTCTCTGGGTTGGATCGATACGTTCGAGCTAAGGCTACCATCGGGGGAACCACGCCATCGTTCACCTATTCTGTCGCCGGTGAGGCGGTATAAGGACTAGACTATGACAACTGATCATATGCAAAAGCATACTAGGCCCAGCGTAAATGCTCGTGCGGCCTCAACGGCAAACGTGGCGGACCTTACCGCCGTTTCCACGACTCTCGACGGGGTTACTCTGGTTGAGGGAGATGTGATTCTCCTCAAGAACCAGACGGCTGCTGCTGAGAACGGGTTGTACCAGGTTGGAGTTGTTACCGCATCTTCCACGGCTCCTGTCACAAGGCATATCTCTCTTGAGCGAAGCAACCAGGCTGTCCCTGGATTCACTGCTTTCGTCCGAGAAGGTACCATCAACGCTGGTAGCGAATTCTACCTAACGACCAGCTCAGTTACGCTTGATACGACATCTTTGGTATTCAAGAAGACGCCAAAACAGTTGTTTGCCCCCATTCATATGGGCGCCAACTGGCATGAGGTCGATGGAACCGCGCTTGCTGCATTCGCTGATGGCGCTTCGAATACTCCTGGTCTAGCACTGGATAATAGTGAATGCGCAGGCATTAGGTGGAACAACGCCGCTGCACCAGACCCTATCTGCACGTCGGTCGCGCTACCTCCTGATCTTGACAATTCGCAACCCCTTACGGTTCACATTTACGCATCTAAGAGCGGCGCTACAGAAGCTGATGCTACCACCTTCGATGTTGGGGCATTCTTCCAGGTTGTGGGCTCTCTACACGACGCAGACGCGAATGCTGGCGGCACGTCAAGTGCTATGACAGGAGATGCGACGGCGAAGACGGTCCAACACCTCACCCTTACCATCGCCGCAGCGGATATCCCTTCAGCAAACGCTGGGATTACGCTTACTCTTCAGCCCACCGACGGGTCTATTGACACAGATGATGTAACCGTTTCACAAATGTGGATTGATCAATGAGCAACCCCATCGATGTAACCCTGCACGCCATGGGCTCAGAAACTGCCACTGGACAGGGTTCGTCGGTGGACCTTGTCTCAACGCTTCGTACTACAGCCAGACTAGGGCTAAGTATCTTGGCTGTTTCTGGCACTGATACTCCGACTATGACGGTGACCATCCAAACAAGCCCAGATGGCACAACGTGGCGGGACGCGATGGCTTTCCCGGCCATAACTTCCGTTGGGAAGACTTACCTTTTCCCAGGCAACCTGGACCAGTACATTCGGGCGAGTTGGGCAATCACTGGCACAGATCCTTCATTCACATTTGCTTTGACTGGGCAGGGTCATGTGATCTACGCGGAACGTCAGGACCTAATAGATCTTGGGATTCCTGCCTCAGCTCTATCTAACGTCTCCTTGTCCGCGCAATACCGTGCACTTATCACAGCGTCTGGAGTGGCTGACGTTCACCTTAATCGAGTGTTTACTCTTCCTTTGAGCGAGTGGGGCGAGTCATTGCGAAGGATTGTTGCTGCCATTGCGGCGTTTGACCTTCGTAAAGTCAAAGGCTTCAAACCAGAGGGCACTGACCAGCTTATAAAGTATTCTTACGAAGACTCCAACCTGTCACTGCGTATGTTAGAGGATAAAACTAAACCACCTGACATTGTAGACGCTACACCTGACACTTTTGACGCTGGAGTGATCGTCCACTCGTCGCCGTCCAGAGGTTGGTAATGATCAAGATCGAGTTTGATGGCCTTGATGAACTAATCCATGGTGTTGAGATGGTAGCGTCCAAAGCGATGGAAGAGACGTCGTCCGCCCTGTCGCAAAAGACTTTAGATTTAGCATTGGAGAGCTATTACGCAGAAGAAGATCCATACGGAAACATGTGGGATGATTGGAAAGTTTACCCATATCCTTCCATTAGTAGGTCACATGAAAAGCTAATGATAGATACTGGGGCATTGTTTGATTCTATTGATGTTGTAGACGTAAACAGGCACGGCTTCCTACTTGGCTCATTCGGTGCCACTGGCTTCGATGGCAGAGGTCACGCTCACTTTCATCAATATGGAACATCAAAGATGGTAGCGCGCCAATTCCTCCCGGAAGACGGTTTGCCACCATTATGGTTCCCTATATACGTTGATGTTTTCGAGGACACTTTGAGGAGGATTATCTTTTGATCGACCTAATTGTTACAGAAGTATCTGAAATGCTGTTGGCGCAGGATTCTTCTATAACGATACGTACCGGAGAGAAGTACATCCATGAGAATACCTCGGCACCAAGGCTTGTTTGGGTCTATGGAAACGAGACTCTAGGTCCTCCGAAGAAGATGAAAGACTCGAGCGGGATGCCAATAACCGCCTACTATACGCGTAATGCGAATATTAATGGGCATATTTGGGGAATCAGTAGAGCACAAACAGAAGCTGTTTTACACAATGTAATCACCTCGATTCATCGTATTTTGCACGCGACTTCAAAGTTTGGGACAATTCTATGGCCTAAGGCTAGCAAGCATCTTGAGCAAGGAATGTACTGCATTCTGCCTTTAGAGGTATATATCCCAGTGCTTAGTGGATTTGTAACGCTCCCAACAGCCCAACCGCGTGTTCCTGAATATCCTGGAGGTATCCCGGCTGGAGCGCCTACTATAGATGGTTTCATCGTTGATCCTGACACTGGTCTTGAAGTTCCTCCGCCGTCACCTGGTGATAGTCCACCAGTGACAGAGGTTGCTATTAACCCAGAAGATTATCTATCAGCAGATGGTGACGCGATGGCGACTGTGACCGTTGTTGAGTCTGGTGCTGGGGCCAACGAAATAGTCCTCGAGCAGGAGGACGACTATTCACATCCATCCTGACGAGGGCATAATGTCCAACGATAAAAAGAAGGCTGAAAAGCCTCATGAAAAAGAATTAGAAACGGATAATCCAGAAGTTATTCTGGCTCCAAAATTAGAGACGCAGCCTACGGTTTTAGCGGTAGAACAGTGGGCTAAGCTGGAACCCGTTGATGGTATTACGGCTGAAATGGTCTTGGCCCAAGGTCGGTGGGGGCAGGGTAAAGAAATCACAAAATCACAATGGCTTTCCACAGCTAAAGCTGTTCTCGACACCCCTATTGGGTTCAAAAACTAGGAGCGGAAAATGACCGTACCGAATAGAAACTTTACCATCCTTGACGGAGGTAACGGTGTTTCCGTAACCTCAAGTGTCGTTCGCGCGCTAATTGGAACGGCGTCTACTGGAAGCGTTGACGCGCCAAGTTCCCACACATCACCAGATGAGATAGCAGAGATCTACGGATACGGTCCGTTGGTTGATGCCGCACAGTATGAACTTGAGAACAGTGGAGGCACGATTATTTGTGTCCGAACTGAAGACACTGTTGCTGGAACAGTTACCGAAGGTAAGCACGATCAAGCTTCAACTTCTACTGGTGACTGCAATGCATCTGGCACGCCCAATAACAAATACAGGGTTTGCGTAGAGATTCTTTCCACAGGGATGGGAACAGTTGCTACATTCAGATATTCGTTGGACGCTGGTCCTGACGATCCAGATGATGAGTATAAAACTTGGTCCCTCCCAATCACTGTGCCAGACACATCTGGCGCAGGCACGTACGAGATCCCAAACACTGGCATAACCTTGACGTTCGCTGACGCAGGTTCACCGGCTGCCACAGACTTTACCGATGGTGACAAGTTCTACTGGAGCACATCTGCTCCTGGATACGCACTGGCAGATCTTCAAGATTCGCTTGATGCTGTGCAAACGTACATTGCCACTTTAGGGGCTAACGCGAAGTGCGAGTGGGTTGAGGTTGTTGGAGAGGTTACCGCAGCGATTGCTATTGGTGCATATGGCAAGATGGCTACTCAGGAAGCTGCGAAACAGTTTAGGTTTGTCATCTGTCAAGCTGCCGACGTCGATTCAATTACATCAGTTACCAAATTAGATTCTGGTGACATTGACGTGTCAGTCGCTGGTATTCCACAAGGTTCCTACTCTGTTGTTATTGCTATCACAACTCTAGGGGCATTGGGTACTATGGCCTTCACATACTCACTAGATGGAGGCAAAACTACCAGCTCACCTGTTACGTCTGAAGTTGGTGGGCTATATACCATCCCTGGCACTGGCCTTCAATTGACATTTTCGGCTGGTTCATACACCACTAGCATGGGTTATTCGTTCCAAACAATGGACAATGCCACAAATAGAGCGGCGTGGCAAACTGACCTGATTTCAGCCTACTCAAGCGCAAAGAGTACACGTCTTGTGGTTTGCGCCGGCTTCGGTGAAGCAATCCATCCCGATGGGAAGATTAGACGAACTCCGTTGGCTTGGGGGGCAAGTTCGTTGCTTGCAAAGGTGTCGATGTCTACTGACATAGGACAAATCCAAGATGCTGGCCCTCTGCCAGGGTTCATCAATATCTCTCACAATGAGGAACTTAATCCAGGACTTGATGACGCTGGATTCCTCACTGCTCGAACCTGGACGGGGTATGGTGGCGTCTATATCAACCAGCCTCGCGTTATGTGTCCGGTTGGCTCAGACTACGACCTCATTCAATATAGGCGTGTTATGGATGAAGCCTGTCGAATCCTTGACAGGGAACTCGTTCTAACCCTCAACAGAAAGATCCGTGTAGATTCTGTCACTGGCTTCATTGATGAACGTGATGCCGTGTCTCTAGATCAACGGTTCACTACTCAAGTTGGTTACGCGGTGGTCACCCCAGGCCACGCCGGAAGTGTAGAGGTACGTGTTCGCCGCAATGAAAACCTGTTGTCCACGCGCTTGGCCACTGTGGACATGGCGATCATCGGTATGGCCTACCTAAAAACCCTTAACGCCAACGTCGGGTACAAAAACCCCGCGCTTGTGACAGTTTAATAGGAGGCCACTATGGCTGATCAACCAAGAGTCAACGGGATTGACTACGACTATGCGTCAATAGAAATCCAGTTGGATGGAGCTTTGTTTATCTCCATTCAAGACATTTCTTACAAACATGGATGTAAACCAGGGTACAGCCGTGGTACGCACCCACAAGCTCTCGGCCGAACAACTGGCGAATATGAGGCGACTGGGTCAATGACCCTGTCAAAGTCCGCAGCAACCGAGCTGCACCAGCAACTTGGCAGCGGGTATATGACCAAACAGTTTGATATTGTGGTCACTTACGCGCCGCCTGGGCAGGACATGATCACTGATAGGCTGCTTGGTGTCCGCATCACGGACGAAGACAATTCACATTCAAGCGGTACGGACGGCCTATCTGTGTCCATTGAACTCGACATCCGCCGTCTACAATTGGACGGGATGGATCCGATTCCGAACATGTTCTGAAAGTACCTGTGGCCGGCCATACATTGTGTATGGCCGGTGTCTCATGGTAGGGAGGTAACGTTTCATGTCTAAAAAAATCGAACCGATCAGCGAAAAAGAATACGACGAACTTGTTGAGAAGCACGGACAATTGTTCGAGGTTGAAACTTCCCTTGGTAAGGTATATGTGCGACGTGCAACCAAGCACGAATTCCGCCGTTGCGTCAAGAAGTTGAGAGATGGCAACCTTGAAGGCCAGGATCAGCTTTGCGTCGATTGCGCGTTGTACCCTAACAGTTCGACCATGTCTAAAATGTTTGACATATATCCAGCGCTGTCGGCTCCAATCGCTGAAGTGCTCACCGCAATCGCCCAGGGGGACGAGGAGAGTGCCGCAAAAAAACCGTCAAGCTTTACGAACTCGGACGTCGTAACGGAATAGTCGCATTGGAAAACTTGATGGCATTCCGTGATGGTGACGACTCAGATGAGGCCAGGGCTGGTGCCTTGGCTATTGTAAACGCGATGGGCTACATCGAAGTCTTAGCAAAGTGCTGGGGGGCCAAGTAATGGCAGACGTCACCGTCCGGTTTGTCCTCGACGACAAGGTATCTGATCCAGCCCAAAAAATTGCCAAACGCCTTCAGGAAATAGCTGGGATTTCAGGAGATGGAAAAAGAAATGTAGGCGGGCTGAAGGCGCAAAAACGCTCTATGGAGAGCATTATAAATACCGGACACAAGTTGATCGGTATAATAAATGGAACTGGTGAGGCATATCGTAACCTCAAGAGTGCGTATGGAGCCATAGACAAACTCGCTGGCAAATTCAAGAACCTGTTCTCGATACGTAAGAAACTTGCTAATGTGGGTGGCGGCGGTGGGGACCTGAATGTCAAAGTGAATAACAAGAGGGGGATTTTTGCTGGCCTCCTAGACACGGGTTACAAGGTTATAAATATCGTAAATGGTATTGGCCAAGCTTTGAATTCGCTTAGAGACAACTTTAGAGCTATTGATAGGTTCAAAAACAGTGAGGTATTCGAAATACTATTTGGCAAAGGAACCAGAAGAAGGCAAGCTTTTAATTTGGTCCATGGGGAATCTCGACGCAGGCACGAGTTCGCTGTTGCTAACCGCCAATATGCTAGGTACAGAGATTTAGGGAGGACTCATGAGGAAGCGGAAGCGCAAATACGAAAGAATAGATCGAAGGCGGAAATTACACTTGAGGCAGCGAAAGCAAAGAAGCTTGAGAGGCTTGCAAAGAAAACAACTGCTCGTACACATCGACTAACTCAAGGCACATCTTCTGTGTCGTCTATTGCAAATAGAGGGTCTGCCAATGTTGTGCAGAATTTAGAAAAAGGCGTGACTAGCACGTTCTCCAAATCTTTACCACAAGCCATCAAGATTGGGGTCATCGTTGGCGTGAACAAATATCTACCTCCAGCGATGGCTGATGGCCTAAAAAAGGGAACAGCTAAATATGGTTCATATGCAAAGCGTGGGATAGGCTCCGCCTTTATTGGGCAGGTCAGGAATATTCGTAACGACCCTAAAGCTGGCATTGCTAAAGCCCAAGCGAATCTTTCAGAAAAATTATATGCGACAAAGATGGGAATGGGCGACGCGGGTTATGGCATGGCTGGGCTAGTTGGCGCTGGTGCGGCCATCACTGGTCTCACCGTCGCGGCTGTTGCCCTTTTAGCCATATTCCTAAAATTGGCTAGCGTAGCGCTCAGACTTGGACAACGTCTTGTTACTTCGTTTTCTAAAGCAGCTCTGTCCGCTGGCATGTTCAAAGAAGATACGATGATAGCGTTAGAGGTTGCGCTAAAATCAAAAACCAAAGCCGACGCTGTCTTCAAGGAGGCGGCGGGGATGGCTGGCGACACACCATTTTCTACCAAACAAGTAACGACTGCCTATAAGGATTTGCTTGGGTACGGATTCAAAGCTGCCGAACTTAAGCGAACCTTTATTGCCATCGGCGACATGGCCTCGTACAAGTCAGACGCAACGTTGATAAAACGACTAAGCCTAACGTTGGGGCAGATCAAAGGTAAGGGCAAGTTGCAAAGCGAAGAACTTATGCAACTAGCGGAAGCTGGGTTAGCTAGTTCTTCTGTGTACGAGCAATTAGCGAAAACGCTAGGCAAAACAACCGACGAAGTTCAAAAATTGGTGACAGCCGGCAAGATCTCCTCAGACGTTGGTGTTGAAGCTATTCTGGCTGCTGTTGAGGGGAAAATGGGTGGTACTATGGCAAAGAAAGCGAAAGCGCTTTCTGGCCTAATGTCCACGCTAGGATCAAGGCCTGGTGAACTTTTCACCGCAACCTTTACAGATGGCTCTGCGATGTCTGGCGCGTATGCCAACATAAAGGGATTTATAGGGTTCCTAAACGATGCCCTTCACCCTAATTCTGAGACTGGTAAGCGGATTGTTGGCATCTTCAATTTGTTTGGTGATGCGCTTGGAGAGATTTTTAATCTCGCGAGTACAGACGATATGGCAGGGTTGTTTGACAAGATCCTTACTCAAGGCGAAAAACTCACAAAGATGTTTAAGCCCTTCATGGGAGGATTCATGAAAGGGTTGCGTGGATCATTCGACGAAGTGTCTGAGCTACTGGACGCATTCTTTGGAGGCGAGACAAACAACCCGGAACAAATGGCGACTGCAATGCGGGATTTTGGCGAAGCAGCCGGCAAAACAGCAGGGGATCTAGGCAAGATAATAGCTGCTGGTGTGCTGGTAGCTGGGGTCATCCTAGCCGTAGGTTCGGCGATGACGGTAGCGGCTGACTCCGGCGTCCGAACGCTAACGAATGAATTTGCAGCGCTATACACTATGGTTCTGGCGGTTGTCCAAGTATTAGATAGGCTAAAAAGCGTTGGACAGACGACAGCAGACACTACTGGCGGAGTGTTCGGCGACAAGTCAGACCAGTTAGATTTTAGCAACACAAGATTCAAATCGTTTGGGAGCAACGTCGCGACCAATATGAGTACACCTACCGTTCGAAATCAAGATATCCCTAGTTCCGCATCCGCTTCGGCAGGCTCTGGGCACAGGTCATTTGTTTTGAACGTATCAGGTGCAGGCTTGACGCCTGACGAGCTAATGGCTCGTGCGAGGGCTGAGTTCTCACGAATGCTTGAGGAAGCACTATGAGCTTCAGTAATACTTTTGGCTCGTGGCCTGGTAATGGTGAAGGTTCGACGCCGCTCCATAGTCCTAGCGACCAAGGCAGTCAAGCTATTGTTGAGACTGATGGAGGAATCCCATTTTGGACAGACGCTCCTGATCTTTGGGATGTTATAACGATTGCAGGGTTTACTTTTCCAGGTGTCGCCAATGTTGGAGGTGAACCCAAGCGTAAGTTAGATAAGAAGAACGCGAAAGGGTCGAACAGTCGAACAATTACAGATGATGGAATGGATGGAACTGACATTGAGATCATAATTAGAATCTGGACAAGGGAACAATGGGAAAACTATCAGTTAGCTCTGCCTTTTATTGATCCTAATCAGCAGAAGGGTAAGCTTAAACCTGTTGACATTGTTCACCCTTCTCTGAAGCTTCACAGAATCAAGTCAATGTACATCGAATCAATGACGCTGCCAACGTCGACTAACATTCCTCAGTTGCGTGAAATTAGGATCAAAGCAACCTCTTGGGCACCGCCTCCCAAAGTTCCGAAAAAGTCCAAGTCTTCAACACCTAGTTCTAGCGAAAACAGTGGAGATCCTGGAGGTATTGCCAGGAAAGGTCTCGGAGAAACTGGAGCCGAGCAAGAGGCTGATTACGACACAATTAAGGAAAATTCGCAAGACATCATGGACGCTGCTGTTATCGATAAAGAGTACAACGAATGGATTACTGAGCAACAAGATCACTACGGACCAAATTGGGAGCCAGGGGACGATCCCTGATGCATATCAAGGTAAACAACATCCAGGCTATCAGTGCCGTTGTCTCCCATCCGCTAACTGGCGCTTGGACGTCCGAATGCGTCATTGACTCACACGACGCGCTAACGGTAGGCGATACTGTTAGCATCTTAGTTGCCGACATAATGGAATTCAAAGGCACAGTAACGCGGGCTGGTGCATATGGCGGAAGATCTGAGATACGGGTTATAGGTGGGGCAAACGGTCTAAGTAAAGTCATCAACGGAAAGAGCTACAAGAAGCCTACTCTTGGTCTTATCCTGACTGATATCCTGTCTGAAGCAGGTGAAACTCTCACCGCTGGAATAGATTCAGCAATACTTTCCTATCCGTTCCCACACTGGTGCAGAGCAACCAATCCTGCTAGGCGTGAACTTGTTCTACTACTTGCCGAGCGGGATAACAATTGGCGTATTTTGCCAAACGGCGAGGTATGGGTAGGAACAGACGATTGGACTGATTCAGACATCGACGAATACGTGATCGAAACAACAGATAGCAAGGCTGGTCGGATTGTCATTGGTTCAGAACGCCCGACTCTATCACCTGGCGAGGTTTTTGAAGAGAAGCGGATCCAAACGATAGTTCACATGCTAGACAACGCAAAACTAAGAACAGAGGTAGTGTTTAGTGATTGATCGCATACGTGCCAAGGTGGCTCAAGTAATCAGGGAAGAACTTGCTTTCATCGACACGCATGCAATGTATCCTGGCACCGTCTTCGGGTACGAGAGATCAAACGATGTAGATTACGTCGATGTTAGGTTGGACGATCCTAAGTTCGGCAAAGGAATCGCTGGCGTTCCAATACGCCCTGGAGTTCCTGGTACGCTGGTTGAAGTCCCCAACGGTGCCAGAGTACTTGTAGGGTTTACAAACGGAAAGCGATCCCAGCCGATTGCGCATCTTTGGGACAGGGCTGTTCCAACAAAGATCATGTTCGAAGCTGGTACAGAAGTAACCATTGAAGCTACAACAGTCAAGTTGGGGGATGGGGCTATGTTGGGCGTGGCCAGGCTAGGCGACACGGCAGGACCATACTTGATTACCTCAGCTAGTACAAAAGTAAAGGCGGGATAATGCCTCTCATTACTGGTGATGCCGGATGCACAAGTGGGCTATCTAAACGAATCTACGACGCCCGCATAGCGGACGCTGCTGTTATTGGAATTTCTACTGATCCAGACGATCATGCTCCAATCAAAGCAGACTGCTACGCGATTGCTACCGCTGTTGTCGCTGAGATCGTGGCCAACGCTGTCGTAACTGTGGCTGCTGGGATACCAGTAACAACCTCCGCACCAGCTACTGGAACGACCACCGCGCCTGGGACTGGAACGGTAGCATAATGGCCTCTTACTACTGGACGTCTGCTAGCACAGCAAAACCTGGAGCACCTCCTAAGTCCACTACCTCGAATACTGTACCAGTTGGGACATCATACGGGATTGACCTAACAACCTGGGCTGCTCCAGGGCAGACATCACCTGATCTGGACCCAAACTTCACATTGATCGACGAACGCTCTCAGCGTGGAGTAATAGAGGCAGCAGCGAGAAAATTATGTATGGCTCGTGGCGCCCTACGTGATTCTCCTAATGAGGGTTATGACCTGCGCGCCCAACTCAGGAAGAAGTGGACGCGGCAGGTTTTATTTAACGTTCAAACTGCTTGTGAAGGTGAAACAGAAAAGGACGAGCGCGTATACAGCTCGTCGGCCGCAATAAAGTGGAACGAAACAAACAGAGAACTAACAGTGCGCATCCTGATCGACTCAATGTTCGGGAACTTCCAACTCAACATGTCGATCGATGATGTGACTGTGGCAAAACTGAGGCAAGGATGACAACTCTTTCTGAGCTGCTCACCGTCGACACTCGAGATGAAGTGCTAGCCAGCATGGTGGAGGCGTTGCAAGAGGTGGGATTCCCAGCCTCATCATGGCACTCCACCAGCGTCCCAAGGCGCTTACTTACAGCTATAGCACAAGTCTTTTCGACATACACAGTGACCCGTGCGCTAATGGCTAGAGGTGGGCTTTTAGATTACGCTTCCACCGGATGGCTCACTATGCTTGCAATGAGTCAATATCAAATAGAACGGCAAGCAGCGCAAGCGGCCGTAGGTACAGCCGTTGCGGCGGACGTCTCTAGCGCTGGCCCTTGGACATTCAGCGCTGGAGAATTATGGTTCGTTTCCACTGGTGGAAAGAGATTCTATAATACTGAAGAGATCACAATAGCACAGGACGCGACGTTATCATTTGAGATCCAGGCCGAAGAAGCGTCTTCAGATTACAATGTCGCGACAGATCAAATCACTCAACTTGTAACTTCTGTCGCTGGGCTTGGTTTTGCTACCATGACCGATGTGGTAGCAACCGGGGCCACAGGCCTACCCACAGTCACAGCAAGCGGCACCCCTGTTAGCAAGTATGAGATTCTTATTGAGATCACGACCACAGGGATCCTTGGGACTGCATTGTTTCGTTGGAGCGACGATGCTGGCGCTACATGGAATGCGACTGGAGTAACAGTTCCTGGCGGCGGGACATATGTCTTAGGCGCAACAGGCATCACAGCCACATTTAACGCTGGCACATACACAGACGGAGACACGTATCGATGGAACACGAACTGTACATCTTTCAATCCATCGTCCGAGTGGCTAACAACAAGTGGTCAAACAGAAGAGTCCAACGAAGACCTTGTGGCGAGAGCTAAAGCAAAGTGGTCTACTTTGGGATACGGACAAAATGACGATTGGTGGACCTACCAAGCGCTTAACTGTCCTGTCTACGGAGTAGAAGTAAACCGTGTAAGAGTAGACACTGGTGCGCTTGGAACAAGTGCTATTACAATAACATTGGCTGGGACAAGCGGAGCTATACCTACGGTGTCACTTGCTGGTATTGACACATTTCTTCAGGCTATCAAAAGCAACACCACCCAATTAAGTGTGCAAAACGCAACACCGGTTGCGATCGATATTACAGCTACAGTCAATGTATATTCCACATACGAATCAGAAGCACTTTCTGGCATAACTTCTGCCGTCAATTCATACCTGCAAAGCGTTCCTATGGGTGGAGATGTTTATATTTCAAAGATTATTGATGCTATACAGTGGGATGACGACAAGGTGCGTGACACTGTGCTGACTGTCCCTGCATCTGACACATCTCTCACTGATTATCAGGTGGCTGTTCTAGGAACGCTAACTCTGACGATCAACGGTGTATAGTTATGGCAACTATTACACTAAAAGAAATGTTGGCGAAAGAGATGCCGCCATGGCTATCTGGCCCATGGGGGACGAAGTGGACGAACGCTCTAGGCGCTATATTCGACACCCTGCACACTGAGACAAAAAACGCAGTCAAAGAGCGCTTCATTCTTGAATGTTCTGACGAAGCTGTGGTTTTTATAAGCAATGAGAGGCAGATAGAGCAATCGCCAGGCGAATCTATTGATGGATGGAGAAGCAGAACGTGGGCGGCATGGGACACGTGGAAGTTTTGTGGTGTTGACTATGGGGTTTACCGGGCATTTGAAGCTATAGGATGGACTCCAACATTATGGTTGACGTCTCCAATGTTTAGTTGGCCTACTATTTGGAGCGACGATGCTAATGTGTGGATCGCATCAGCTTATCAGTGGACAGCATGCCCAGATGGTGACGACGTTGCTGGCCATGGCCACCGGTTTTGGGTTCTAGCTAACGGGTATGGGATTGGATATACAACTGATACTTGGGGAGATCCTGGCACGTGGGGCGATGGGGGAGCGTGGAGCTTCGCTAATGTTACTGCGGACGAGGTAGATAGATGGATCCGTAACATTAGGAAATGGAAGCATTCTAGCGCTACGTGCCCAGCGATCTACATGGCCATGACGTCGGGGGATTGGCCTCCTACATTCATAGATCCTAGCGGATTCGAATCACTGCCAAGTGTACTAGAAATATTTGTTGGAGAGGGAACATGAGTAAAGCACTGACTCCAGTCGCCACCTGGCAATCAACTGTCACATGCCCAACTGATGGGGACGAAAGGAATGCTGCAAGCGTTGAGGTTGGTCTTCAAGGTACACTAAATAGAACCGAAGTCCTCGTGCCCGACGTCCAACGCTTCGAAGCCAATGGCACGTGGACTAAGCCCGATCATTCCCTGTGGCATGAGGTCCTGTTCATCGGCGAGGGTGGCAGCGGAGGGGACGGAGGCGGCGATGGCGTTAGCTCCCCGTCCAACGCCGGCGGAGGCGGCGGAGGCGGTGGCTCCGGAGCGATCAATCGTATCCGGTTCGCCGCCGAGGATTTACCCGATTCGCTGACGATAGTCGTCGGGACCGGGGGATCCGGGACTCACACTTCGCTGACCGGAACGGGGTTCTTTCTGCGGGCGGATTCCGCTAGCGATGGCGATGACGGGGGCCTAGACGGATCCGTGGGCGAAGGGGGCACTGGGGGTTACAGGGAGCATGGGGATACCGTCGACGGCCAAGACGGCGGAGAAGGGTACACAGTTAGCCCTAGCGATGGTCTTACCGCTTCTGCGGATAGCTTTGCCGGAGGTGGTACGCCAGGGGCAGGCGGTGCGTCCGGTGTCCCCACTGAGGGCGCGTCCGGCGGCACCGCTGGCCTAGGCTATGGGGCCGGCGGCGGAGGCGGCGGAGGCGGCGGTGGCTTTGGCGGCACGCTCTACTCCGGTGGTGGCGGTGGCGGGGCTCCTGGATACGGTAATGCAGCCCTCGCTACCGACGGCGCCGACGGAGCAAACACGCCAGATTTCATAGTCATTGGCGAGGGCGGCGCGGGGGGCACTGGCGCCCCTGGGCTCGTCGTGATCACTACGTGGAGAGGGGCATGAAAACCTTAACGCCAGCGACAACAAGTCCGGCTGACGATTTGCCAGATGCAGTTGCACCAGAAGTGGTTGATGAGCCATCCCCAAAGACATTTGAGGAAGCTTTTCAAGCCATAGCAGACAGGGCACAAAAGCCTATTGATGCGTTGTCAACGTCCTACGTGTGGCGGGTGTACGAGTATGAAGGTGGAGCTGTTGGTGCAGCACTTCTAAGTGTCGGCGACTGTTTATGCGCAGGAGCAGGGGATGGTACAGTATATAAAGCAACCTTAGCTAACCTATCAAACTCAGGTATCCCGCTAGGCATTATGTGTGCGGCAGCGAACGGAAAGTACATACCTGTGGCGGTAGCAGGCATAGTACCGACGTCAATCACAGGTCTAGGCTCCGGCACTGGTGGTGAGCTTGTTAGAGTTGACCGTACAGCAGGAACACCTGTTAGAGGGGAATTAGAAGGTACCAACTATTTCTTAGGCCGCGCAGGCACAAACGGTGCCCTCACTATTACGATTGATCGCTCTCCATGGAATCCAAATGACTTGAACCCAGTCTGGTTTGAAGACGATGGTTCTAGGGTTTTCAGCGAAGACCCATCAATAGAAGATGGTGACATGGAGGCAGCGACATTCGTTCCACCATGGCTGTCTATGACGGCAGGCACCTTCTCGAAGGAGACTGTATCTCCCCACGGAGGGTCGCAAGTCGGTCGAATAGCCTACAATGGAACAAGCTCCCCTGCTGTGCGAGTGCTACCGTATACTGTCGGCAGACGATATACTGGAGCGGTCGTTTACGGTCGCGGAGACGGTGGTTCTGGTATCCCACGGTTCTGGGCTTCCAACGAGATCGTTACTGGTACAAATTCTACCGCGTGGCAGAGTCTTACGGCAGACAACTTTACCGCCACTTCTACTAATTTACGGTTGAACAACATCGCATCTGCGTCAGGATATGCTGATTTTGATGACGTTAACCCTGGAACGTGCATCTCCATAAGTGAGATAGCTCCGACATTCACAAGTTCTGCGCAAGGGTCATTTACTCAATCAACGCCAACGGATGAAGGGTGGGAAGATCCTGTCACATCATGGATCTCTGCGGATGGTGTTTCTGATCACTACGAATACGATGGAAGCAAAAGCGACTTTACGTTTCTTCACTACTCTACAATAGGGTCCAACTACCCAGTATTCACAATATGTTTCGCTGTAAACGTGGACCTGTCAGTTGCTGGTTGCCTATTCAGCACAGGGACATTGGGTGGCAGAGGGTTCACGTTAGATTACCTTGTCAGCGGAGCCATTGTAGCTGCAGTTTACAGTTCTGCCGGTGTATTGACCAGTTCAGTTACTGTTGGTAGCTCATTGTCAACATTGACATCTCACGTTGTAACGTGCGTCTCCAATGGAACAATCTTAAAGATTTACATCGACGGGGTTTTATCATCAAGCGCATCATCCTACTCAGGAGTACCTGAGTCTGGAGACTGCACCGGCACTCCAACAATGCTTACCGACGGGTCCTCTTTTACCAAAGGCTCCGTAACCCGGCCATTCTTTACTGACTCAGCACTAAGTGACACAGACCGTGAGCAACTTGAGGCGTGGTATACGGAGGAATACTCGATATGAAAACCTTAACGCCAGCGACAACAAGTCCGGCTGACGATTTGCCAGATGCACTCACCCCAGACATCAGCGATCCGTTTGGCCCATCAATATTCGAGATTGTGCTTCAAGCTGCCACAGATCGGATCCAGAAACCTATTGATGCGTTGTCAACGTCCTACGTGTGGCGGGTGTACGAGTATGAAGGTGGAGCTGTTGGTGCAGCACTTCTAAGTGTCGGCGACTGTTTATGCGCAGGAGCAGGGGATGGATATGCGTACGACGCAACTTCAGCTAACCTATCAAACTCAGGTGTCCCGCTAGGCATTATGTGTGCGGCAGCGAACGGAAAGTACATACCTGTGGCGGTAGCAGGCATAGTACCGACGTCAATCACAGGTCTAGGCTCCGGCACTGGTGGGGAGCTTGTTCGAGTCGACCCTACAACAGGAACACCTATTAGAGGTGTTATTTCTGGAACCAATTATATCCTTGGCCGCGCAGGCACAAACGGTGCCCTCACTATCTCACTCGGCCAAGTGGTAGTTTAACAAATAGAAAGCAATCAAAATGGCACTCACGACCATTGGAACAGTTGCAATCAAACTCGCGTCATTCCTAGCAGGGCACCAACAAGCTGGTTCTGGAGCGGTATTGGTGGAGCGTCCAGACAATACCCTGGTGATTCAACAGGCAAACGATGCAGGCGTTTCTAAGGTAGACGGTGTGCTTCGTGATTGGGAGGCGTATACTCCAGATCCTGCTGACATCCCCAATGGTCCTTGTGACGCTGTATGGGTTAGCACAGATGATGCGACAATAACAGGTATTTCAGCGGACGGAAGCGTAAGTCAAACAACCCCTGCATTGCCAAACAAAGCTTGGGTTGCAATGTCTTTTAGTAGAATTACTGCCGTGTCAGCAGGAACGCTGTATATCGGATGGTACAAGAAATAAGGAATAAAAATGCCTAAAGGAACTACATACAGCAACGATATGCTGAAACTGGTGTTCAACGCCGTCGCGATCGCTGGTATTGCAGACGACGCATCAGTTTCTGCATTGACACATCTCCAGGTTGGGCTGCACACTAGCGATCCTGGTGTGGGTGGCAGTCAGACGACGAATGAGTGTGGGTATACTGGATATGGTCGTATCGCGGTGGTCCGCTCTGCCGTCGGTTGGACAGTGACCGGCAACAGCGTGTCGCCAGCCGCTGCAATCACATTTGCTGAGGCGACTGGTGGAAGTGAGACAGCGACACATTTTTCAGTCGGGACCGACGCTTCAGGCGCTGGCAAGATCCTGTATACTGGCACAGTCACACCGAATGTTGTGATTACAAGTGGAGTCACTCCTGAGTTAAGTACTTCTACTGCTATTACAGAAAGCTAAACAATGAGCTTTATTGGCGTAGGCGTTGGTATAGGCGTTGGTATTGGCCCAGGTTCCGCCGGCCTTCGTGGATGGGTCGGTTACGCGGCTGGTTCTTCTGTCGTTACAGGTATCGCTTCAGGAAGCGGCGCTGCGATAGGCGCTAGTGCCGGGTCGGCTGATGTTACAGCAGTCGGCAAGTCTACGTTTGCAGCGGCCGGTTCATCGGCCGGGACTTCGACTGCCACAGCCGAATTCGCATTCACTGCTGTCGCGGTGGGGTCTGCCGCTGGCGTCGCCACAGTGGCAGGTGTTAGCGCAGGAGGTCTGCCTGATTCTCTCAGTCCTGTTTGGTCCGAAGACCCAGACTCGCGCACCTACAATGGCTCCTACGTATCCGCTATCGACCCGACGAGCGGCAGCGACCTTACAGACTCGTTTGAGCAGGCGACTGAAGCGGACCAGCCGACCGAGCATGCGAACGGGCGGCTTGTGTTCAGCGGCGATCAGGTTATCTCGTACGCTGGCAGCAAGAGCGATTTTACCTTCCTCCATTACGATTCCGCAGGTTCAGGAAACAGGCCAAACTGGACCATTGGCGCCAGGATGGTTGTCGACACGGTAGGTGCTACTCAGGCACTGATCTACACTGGATTTTCGCCTGGGATTTACGTCTACATTTCAGGCACTGGCGCAATAAATGCAACGATCAAGCATGCAACGGGCAACCTTGCGACAGGGACCACTGCGGCAGGGCTGGTATCGTCTGGCACAGCATTCACCATCGTCATCATCTCAGACGGAGAGAATCAGGAGCTGAAGGTGCGGATCAATGGCAGTGAGACTGTAGTGGATTCGACTTACGTTGGCACACCTGCCAGCGGGGATTCTTCGCTAAAGACATCGCTAGGCGCATCCGAAACTGGCACATGGGATCTAACTGGACAAATCGGCGCGCCAACATTTTTCGATCGTGTCCTTACTGGCACAGATCTTACAGATTTCGAAACATGGTTAGGGACGCAATAATGCCAATGGTATTGGAAGCAAACAATCCAGGGATGATGAACGTTGCAGAGTTGTTCGTCAACAATCTTACAGGATACCCGAGCGCTGGTGTGCGTCGAGGTAAAACAATCACATCTCCGTCAGGCAGCCCAGGGTGGACAATGCGCAAAGAGCGCTCGAGACTGTGTGCAGATGGGACTTGGCGCTATCCGATATCAGACAGTGTCGCCGCACTGATTTCTGAAGCCAGAAGTACTCCACCGCCACAACGGACCATGACCCAGAAAACTTTGGCGGCATTGCCTGAACCTGTATACGTGCCAAAGGAAGATCTGGAAGAGGAGATCGCTCCGCTATGAAGCTACATCTAGCTGTATTTGTCGCATTCCTGGCTGTCATTGGATGCCATACTGACAAGCTGGATTGGCCGGCCGATTGTGAGGTGGGTGTAGATTGCGCAGTTGCATTTCCAGATCTCGATCGAGACAATGTGGCGAATGTATGCGCCAAAGCAGGGTATCCAGGCCATGAGGGCACCGACATATTCGCCGCATACGGCTCCGATGTCTACGCAGCACAAGACGGTGTGGTCAAATGGGTGTTCGACGGAAAGTTCGACCGATGCCCAAATGCTGCGGAGCCTGACTGCCAATTCCCTGGATACCGTGTGTGCACCGAGCGGCTCGATGAATATTGCGAGGGGCATGACCCCCTGCAATTTGGGTGCATTTGGTGCTTTTACGATGGGAACTTGATTGTCATTGAGCATCCGGACAACGAGCTTGTTTTCGCGACCAGATACGGGCACCTAAAACTTGGCTCGCCGCTTGTCGAGCCAGGCCAACATGTGGTTCGCGGCGAAAAAATTGCCGAGGTTGGTTCGTCAGGCAACGCGACCAAGCCGCACCTACATTTCGAGGTATGGCAAGGCGGGTATTACTTGCCCGTCGACCCGTGGCATGGCGACTGCGGTCCGGATGAGGGGTTGTGGATCGAACAACCCGAGCCTCCGTGGATCCCGTAGGAAAGGAAGACAATGAACGCACACACAATCGCGGCATGGATGCTTGACCACCCTGAATTCTGCATCACCATTGGCCTTGCCCTGATCTATTTCGCTCGATCGATTATGCCCCGGGTGCCCAATCCAGCATGGCCCCCATGGCTACTCGATATGTGGAAGCTGGAGCAGCGAATCCTCATGATGCCATGGGATAGATGGCTTGGAGGGCTAAGCCTCCCTGGCAGGATCGATCCCCCGTGGCGCGAGGTGGAATGATGGCGCAAGATGTTGTCGACACAGAACGATGCATGCTTCACGAGCGTGAGGCGGCACAGATCCGAGCTGTGGTACAGTCCATGCAGACTGACCTGTCAGATTTAAAAGACAGCCACGGTGGAAGCAAGGACGTGCTGCGCGACGTCCGAGACAGGCTAGTGACGGTCGAGGTGCGGCTGGATCATATCTCTGAAAATTTGACAAAGCACATGGATCGGGCGCAAGATCACGTATACAAATACGGGTGGCCCATCATTTTGGTTGGGTTCACTGCGGCGATCACACACTTTCTGAAGTGAAGGGCACAAAATGAAGCTGCTGAAACGAATCATGACTCCGTCTGACCTGCGCGCATGTCTCGGCATGGTAGGGATCCTTAGCGCAATCGCGGCTGGCATGGGGTCTTACGGATGTGATCCATGTGAGCGCGCGTCTGTCGTGATCTCCCAAGGTGAGGACCTTCTTCCAGACGCGCAACTCAGGCTTACTCAAGCCGCCGCCATCATTGCGGCAATGCCAGCCAGCAAGGCCAAAGATCGAGCAATCGCAGCAATCGATGACGCGTCTGAGTCGCTCGAAGCTGCTCGGGAAACTCTCAAGCTTGCTCGGACGTCTTGCGCATCCCCGGATCTCGCATCAATCTTTGCCGCGTTCGCGAGGGCATGGGAGCTGCTCCGACCGTTCGTCGGAGGAACTGGAGCAGCTGTTGGCTACGTCCCAGATCCTGAAGCTTATTCGGTAGGTCGACAATGACCACACGTGGGATGGGATGGGTGCCTGACGTGGCACATCGCGCTCCATACGGTGCTGCTGCAAAACCTGCCACAGACGGCGCTGATGTCAGCACCAGGCTCGAAGGGTACGTTCGGAGAGGTGGAGACCAGGAGCATACCAATTCGTGCGTGCATTGGGGGTATGCTGGTGGGCTCTGGGTGCTCAGCGGAGTGCTTGAACTTCCAGAAATATGGCCGTCAATCCTGACAGGATATTGGTCGACCAGGATGCTCACCGCTAGAGGTCGTCGTGATCATGTTGTCGACATGGGATGCCGCACTGCCGATGCTGCAGAGGTTTACCGCACACAGGGATTTGCCAGCGAAAAAAAATGGCCGTTCGTCGCTCGCAATGTCGACGTCGAACCACCGATCGGCGCATTTTTGACATGCATGTCTCAGGACTGGCTCAGGCCTCAGCGCGTGATCGGGTATGGCGAGGAGCATGCTCGGACAATTCGTGCAGCAATTGACGCGCAGCTTCCGTTTGCTCGCCCGATTTTGAGGGCAACGCGGGTCGACCAAGCTTACCTTGATTGGCGACCTGGATACATGCCGTGGTCGTTCTGCGGACCGTTGTTGGGGCGGCATCTAGAGCTCTGTGTCAGTTATGACCAGACTGGGATCCGTCGTGTGTCGTCGTGGGGAGATTCGTTCGACCGTGTTGAATCCTGGTCCAGTGTGATGAACGATTCCGATTCTGAGTCGTGGATCCTGGACGTTGATGCCCTCGAATTTGGTGGGCTCATGACGACGCTTGTGCTGAGAGGTGGCAGGTGATGATGGATCGATACAGTCTCCGCTGGTGGGAGAACATGCTCTTCGGGTTCGCGCTTGGCTGCCTCACCTACTGGACGATCGGATGCGAAACGCCGCTCCCAGATCATCCTGAGGTGATGGATGCGTGCCCTGAGTCGCTTGTGGTGCTCGAGCGTTTTGGGTGTGAGGATGCTGTCCGGTCTGACTACATCGATGAATGCGAGCACATCTCTAACTTGGGGTACATTTGGACCGATGACAAATCCGGTCCGCTGTGCGTAGCCAGAGCTAGGACCAAGGCCGAGGTTAGGGCTTGTAGCGTAATGTGTCCATAACAGGAGTTATATAATCCCAGATGTCATAAGCACATACCAGGCCCAACCTATTATCGCCACCACACCAATTGCCAGCAAAATCAAGCATGATAGAAAACCTAAGATCCAAAATGCCATCTGCGCACGCTCTAAGATTCTATCAGATTTCACGTCGGGATCCATAAGTTACTCTCATTATGCGGGTTGTCACATGGCACCCCTAACTCAAAATCGTCTGGGACAACTGCGCTCTCAGTAAACGCTCCACTATTCACCATCTTACTTAGAGACACAAAACCTTGAAGTGGTCTACCTCTGATGTATTTGATATTCCTAGAAAAACCAATATCACACGGCTTTCGCTGACCGTACGGCTGTCCATAGTCTGCTGTGAACCACTTATCCTCACTCTTCTTCTCAATCAAAACTGCCACATGATGAGGTGATGACACATGGATTATGTCTCCTAACATTGGGTTGACCCTGTGCCCCTTTGTGTAAAACTTAGAGCCAACCAACCTTGATATATTAGGACCTGGCATCCAGTCCATAACGCCACCATCGTCTGTCCTATTTACAACAGACTCATCCCTGCATCCTAACATGGTTAGCAGCCAATGAGCCAAGTCTCCGCAAGATGAATATGGTTCCATATTCAAAGCCCATTTAGACCCATTCCTCACTGCCCACTCATACTCCTGCCTCCTACCCTCTGTGACCCATTCATGAATGGGATCTCCCACCCTTCTTCCATTCTCTCCATCAACAGCCAATGTAGCCAAAGAAACCGCTGCCGCTCGCAACGTAGGCATGTGCACCACAGGTTCGCCAGGTTTCCACAAGTAAACACGCTTCATGCCTCTACCTCCAAACGCTTCATTTTTGTGCGTAAAATAGATATTGCATCACTTAACAGTTGCCTAACTCTCTCCCCTGAGACATTCAACTCTTCACCAATTTGACCAAGTGTCATATCGTCACAGTATCTAAACACAACAATTCTCTTTAGTCTGCTAGGCAACTTGTGAACAAGTGACCACAGTACAGAATAAAGTTCAGCGTCCAAATAAACATCTTCTTGATTCGGTGCGTTATTAATTAATGATGATTCAACATCTGCACATGCTTTGCCGTTTTTGTATCGATTGGCGCTTGTAGAACGTACTGGTTTATGCAGCAACTGTACCGCTTCCACTACCTCTAAAGGCTTACCTATTTCTTTGGAAGCTTCTAAAGCGTCTTCATTGTGTCTATTTAGAGCTTTCAAAATATTAGATGCCCACCCTTTATACATACCACCAGTTCCACTGCGCCCTTGAAACTTCTGCCTCTTTGCCTCCTTATCAATAGCCTGCTTCCACCAATTTCCTGCATACGTTATAAATTTAGTTTCAAAAGAACTGTCAAAAAGCACAACAGCTCTCATTAGACCAAGGATGCCAGCTTGAACAAGATCGTCTTGGTAGCAGTCCATGCCCACCCACTTCTTAGCATCTCTTTGTATTAGCCTTACATATGCAGCTATAATCCTCTGCATAGCCACATTGTCCCCATTCTTTGCTAAAGTCAAAAGCTCCAGCTCTTCTTCTTTTTCTATTGCACCTTTTGCCTTTATAGTCAAACGTCTCATGATGAGTTACCATCTTCCTTTATCTAAATTTTAACAAACTTAACATCTATCTAGACTTTATGACGTGTAGATCTAGAACCAGACGCATCGCAACCTGGCAAGTCGTCTGGATCTAGCTCAACAGTAAAGTCTGCCCAGCCGAATGCCCACTGTATTATCTTGATAATCATGTAACAACCTCAACCGTATCACGGTGGCTCTCAGCTTCCATGTGTTTACTAGGGTGCTTTCCTTCCACGAACTCGATCAAAGCTAGATTTGCCACATCAACCAGCAGATCCAGGTTCCCAGTTTCACTATACTTCTGGACTCTAGCTTTAATGGCGCCAACGCAATCGTATTTCGGTTTACCCTTTGCCCCTAGTCGCCCGTATCTGTACGCACCCACAATCAATCGATTTCGCATGTACCGCTCAAACTCGTTCGACCATTCAGTGTTCTTCAAGACATCTACCTGAACAAACTCTGTTTCCTCTTTGTCTGGCATGCCGCACGACCACCGCCAAAGATGCATAGCGTCCATCCTACTCCTCCAAACTGGTAGGCTTCCAAACCATAGCAGGGAACCTGTTAGGAGGCGGAAGGCGTGGCTTCTGCACCGATGAAGATGGAGCATCGTGGAACTGTATGCGAACAGTCTTTGGAGGCTGCCCAAAGCCTTGATACTGATCTCCTGTTGGCTGCATCGAGACAGACTGTCTTCCATTTGTTGAAGCGCACGCAGTCAATAGTATTGCTAGAATTATTAGTTTCATTCTGGAACCTTCCTGTAGTCGAACCTAAGGCAGTATTCAACCTCTAGGACAGTCTGCATCACATGGTCCGCGTTCATGTAGCCACTCTTGCCATGCAACAACCACATCAACCTCTAATTTGTCTCTAACGATCCTTTCTTTAGAGGTAACCTTGTCAGCTTCTGCTTTTTTCAACGCATCCGTCTTTGCTGTTGAAGACGAATAAGCAATCGCCCATGCGACCCTATACGCTTCTCTGGCTTCGTTGTATTGCAAGCGCAGCTTTTTCCATTCGCTCAATGCCAAAAGTGGATCACTCATCCCTGACTCCTCCAATCCCAGACCTTGAACCCTGGAACCCCTTGATCATACACTGTGAGCATCAAATCTTTTGGGAACCCAATTTTGTGCCCAACAAATTTTATTCTCCCAAGTAGGGCTAGGACTTGCCCTTTCCCATGACAATAACTTGCAGCCCATTTGGCAGAAGTCAAGGGGGTCAGCATAATAATCCTACGATATGGGCTAACTGGAGTCTCCGCGCACTTCTTGGCAAATGGCCTTATGTTCCCGAACTCTGGGTTCAGCCAAAGGTTTCCCCTTAATTTGGACCAGTCGACCGAAAGGGAATCCTCATGTTTGGTGATGTAGTTTAGAGCTTTGGTGTTGTGTCGATCTGCTGCCAGATCCCACGATATACTCCCAAACCTTTTGATGACAGCCGCCATAAAAACTGGAGGCGTCTCCACCGATTGCTCTGACTTCCCAGGGCGCTGATTTGGTACAGTCATACTTTTTTACCATGCAGAAACTGGCTTTTTAGGTTGAACCAACTTTACCCATCCCACCCCTGTTTCTTCAGAAAATAACCAATATCAGGCGGTTGCCAATCGGCAGGCTTACAAAACTTGCCATCCTCATTAACTGCTCCACCGTGTATCTTTTCCATATTTGTCCGATGCACTTCCGATGCGATCTTGGATCCATCAATACCAAAGGAAAGCCGACTCCCCTCCACTACATAGTCAATATCTGCCAATGCGTCCGCAGCTTCTACCATGTCGATATCGATCGGCATGCATTTAACAACACCTAGCACCTCATCTTTCATTTGTCTTACATCATCTTTTATGCTAGAGCAAGCCTCAACAAACTCGAACACCTCCTCAATAACCAAAGCGCAACGCAACCTTCCTTCCTCATCGGTTATTGGTGGTAGATTAGGTATGATCCTAACCTTTTGATTTGTTGCAGTCATAAATTCTTCTACATTGTCACGTAGATTTTGCAACTCAACAAGCGCCGTTATTAAAGCTCTGTTCAAACCATGTAACTCTTTAATTGCTTTAAGCGCCTCACGTTTTTCATCGATCGCCTTGGCACAAGCCTCTTGCGCTCCCTTAAGGGTCCGCTTCATGGAAAGGTAATCTTCTTTGGTCATCCACTTGTCGCACATTATGCCACCTCTACATTGTGTCAATTCCAGAATTGTAACAACGCAGTACTCAGTCAGCTCACCTCAATCTTGCCATCTTTCACCCAAACGATTGCGTCCGCAAGATCACGCGCCTCTTGGTTGTGGGTAACAAAAAGCACATGACTTGCTTCCACCAACTCCGCCGCTCTGCGTAACATCGCTACGTATGAAACTGCGGCATCTGGATCAAGTGCTGCTCCCGTTTCATCTCTAACAATCGTAGCACCCTTCACCCCAGCTCTACGTGTCGCCAGCATACTCAGTGCCAGACTTATCGCTTCTGACACTAGAACGCGCTCCCCCCCACTCAAAGACTCCGCTGAAGCATCCCGACCTCGCAAGGTGTCAATAACTCTCACATCGCACCCTTCTATAGTCTTCTTGCCGTCAGCGCTACTGCGCTGCGTCTCGATTGATACCGTCCACCTGGGGCCGAAGCACGTATGGAGCAGGTCGTTTGCCAACTCTGTCAGCTCTGTACCTGCTGCGTCCACCTCCAACGCCTGAATCCCATTACGTCCAAGATCTTGGGCCAAGCGCGTGTAGTTGGAGAAGTCTTCTTTCAACTCCTTTAGTGTACTACGAAGATTTGTGCGCCAGGAGTCCACCTCCTTCGCCTCTTGGAGCGACTTTTTTAGTAAGTCTGCGCGAGTCTTGTTTTCTATCAACTCCATCTCAACTTTTTTTAACTCAGCCCTAGCTTGTGGATCCGCTTTCGGCTCTTCACCTAACGACTGTAGATCTTTTGTGATACGTTCTATGTCATTTTCAATTGCACACTGATTCGAGCGAAGTTCCTCTGTCATCGCTTCCGCAGTCCTCAGATCCAACATCCTTTTTACCATTGGAGCGTATTTAGCTACAACAGCCTCATTCTCTCTAATTTGATCACGCAAAATATTGCTCTCATTATCTAAACTTTGACATTTGTCCAACCACAAATCTCTCAAATCAAACAAACCTTCCTCATAGCATTTTGATGCATCCATTCGCGTATCTAACTCCACCAATCTCGCGCGGGCGCTAGTAATAACATCCATGCGCCCAGCTAACTGCCCACATTCCGACGCGTGTTGTATAGATTTTTGGTATACATCCCTAGCCACATCCACCGCCTCCTCCAATACCTCAATCCTATCCGGCAAAAGGATTGCGTTAGCCTCTGCCTCTTGGTCATCAACTAAACAATCATCAGCAACTCCTACAGCTTGATCTAAAGACTCTGAGTCTATAACCCCCTTCAATCCATCACGTAAATCCACAATTCTGTCAGACATGTTCGCATCAAACGACATTCGCATAACATCTAATCTTTTCACAAGATCAGACAGTGTCTTAAAGTTCTCCTCTACATTTACATTGAGTGACTCTAATTTGTTGACAGCAGACTCAATCGCAGGGGCTTTCTTCAATTGATATTGGGTCTCTTTTATATCAAACCGCAACGACTCGTTGCTTCTGCCTACCATCTCTAACTCTGAGCGAATAGAATTCATCTTTTCGTCAGCTACGCGCCTTTTCTTGTTTACCTCTGACTCTCTCTCTAAAAGAGATTTTAACTCTTTTTTTGCATTGCGTGTTACCTCGTCAGCTTTCCGAATCTTATCTGCAACAATAACAGCGCTATCTAGATCTGATATCTTATTTAGTATACGCTGTGATTCTTGTTGAAGCATATTTCGCTTTTGGACCAGTTGGTCACGTTCTACCTCCCACAACTCAAGTAACTTCAAAGCGTTTACCTCACCCATCCAATCATTTGCCAAGTTATGCAAACGCACTATTTCTGCACTTACCAACTGGTATTCATGCTCCAACTTATCAGGCAACGGAACGTGCGCGGCACCCTCCAACCTCGCCTCCACCAATCCCTGTTCCTTCTTCAGTTCCTTGGCCTTAAAGCGCGCAGCTTCTGCGAGTCTTTCTAGTCGCTCAACCCCTAATGTCCGAAGCAGCACAGCCTTTCGGTCCCTTGTCTCCATATCTAAAAATCCACCATAACCCTGTGCTGCAAACGTGGATGAATAGAATACCTCAGGCGAGGGCATATACTCTTTTGCCCATCTATCAAATGATCTAACCTTAGCGTCGTCGAGTACCGCTGTCCCGTCTACTACAACAATCGACTCACCCTTAGAAGATATAGAGTCCACTTTATGGGTAATGTCATAATATTTACCATTAGACATGCAAACCTGGACACATGAGTCTCGATCCGTCGCAAGGTCTGTAAGTTTGCCTCTAGTAGGAGTTGTTCGATATAATCCTGCCGCCATAAGCTCCAACAGACAGCTCTTACCGCTACCATTGGAACCTGCAACCGCTACCACACGACCATCTATTACTGATAGATCAAGCGTAGCTTCCTTAAACGGTCCAATATTTCTAACTCTAACGACATCAAACCTCATCTCCCAGCCTCCACTACACGCATCGTGTCACATGCTGGATCGTACTCAAGAACAATAGTCTTCCTGCCTAAAAACCACCGTTCTAGATGTAGCTTCAACTCTCCCTTTATTAAAGTCCTTTCTTCCGCAGACGGCTTTCGTAGCACATCCACAGCGTCATTCACAGCATCTTCTATCGCGTAAATGTCTTCCATTACTATTCGTATTGGTGCAATGTTCATTAAAAACTCACGTCAACAGGTTTATGTGGCTGTCCTGGTTCTGAAGGGTTTCCAGTCACGTACACGGTGGCGACTTCTCCATTAATGTCGACACGCGAATCACCTGATGGGCGTGCGTAACATATTGCGCTTTGCAAGCTTGCAGCTTCTTTCTTGTCCATAACGATACACAGATCCCCTTCATCTGTTCTAAACAGTCGCATCACTCCACCTCCTCCTCAAGTTTAGCAACCAACTCAGTCAACCTCTGTTTACGTTTCTCGCTAAGCGATTCTCCATGCCAATAAACTTGAAGTTTCTCCGTAATAGTCCCAGCTTCCGCCACTTCTGGCATCCGTGTGCGCGTCTTTGCTAAGACTACCTCTTCAACCTTAACTGAGACAGCTCCTTGCCTTTCCAAGCTCCCCACAATATCTTTGACAGCCGCTTTCGCAGCGTCCCTTTCTTCAGAATATGTCGTGAATCTAAGTCGCACTTCGGCACCTACTACTGGTTCATGGGAAACATGATCCCAACCACCTTCGCGCCAATCTATATCAATATGCACCATTGGAGTTGCAGGAGTCTTCACGAACTCAACATCATTAGTATCCGTGTTGTAAATCAGGAACCCTTTATCCTCAACTTCACCAAAGTTAGTTCTACGAGGGCTACCAGGGTAGATGATTTGAGTGAACTTTTTGCCATATCTAACTGCCCACTGCTGTTTTTTATGAATATGACCAAGTGCAACTAAGTCGAACTTGCTAGCGCACAAGTCGTTAATACTTAACTCCATGTCGCACCCTACCAAAGGTTGCCCTGAACTGGTCACTGATCCTTGCATCGTAGCATGCATTAGGAGGATTTCTGTTGCTCCGTTGGAACAGTCCATTGCAAGACCATTAATCATATCTCGAACAACTTGATTCACATCTGTCAATCCTGACTCTAACAACGCTGCTTTACGTGGCCAAGCAACAGTGGTCACATTAATAATCCCATTGGATAATACTATACTTTTAGTTCCTGCCTCTTCTTGAACAAAGATGGGATAAGTTGTGCCCAACCTTTCAAACAGCTTCAAATCACCAAGCGCATCATGATTACCTCGTACTACCACAACAGGACCAAGCCTTGCTTGAATCGAAAGCCATCGCGCAACCGCTGCCCGTTCCTTTGGCGTCGATTTAGAATCGAACACATCACCAGCGTGCAAAGTTAGAACAACACCGCGCTCCTCACATTCTCCAAAGATCCAGTCGTGAATACGAACGCATTCGTCAAACCTACTTCGCTCACTGAAGTGCGAGTCGGATATTATTGCAACCCTCATTATGCAACCCCTATCCTAGTTTAGGATAATCCACCAAAAAGAGCCTACGAAGCGGCATTATGGGGATACGCTCTGCCTCGTGCGCTCTTTTTGGGGGGCCATCCCCCACATTATTTATGTAAACCTTGCCCCCATGCTTGTCAAGACCCAACCGGCCCCTCTACCTTTCCCACCTACGTTTTTTACCAAACCAGCTAGCTGCATTTTGCTCAAAAGCCCAGGTTCGTCACCAATCCCTCCGGTAGCATCGATAATGTTTTTTCGCGTCATAGGTTCATCTGTGAGTACATTAAGCACCTTACGCTCAGCTTCTGTCGGTTCATCACTGTTCAACTTTGGCACACGCTTGCGTGTAGCCTTCTTAGGCTTCCCGAACTCAGCCTCAAGAGCAGTCTCAATAGTTGAATCGCTGCATCCAGAACATGAAAGAGAAGTGTAAATAGCCTCCACCCTTTCGTTTTTGGACATCGCTTCATTCAAAGCTTCCGACGCTGCCTCAAGATCTAACTTCAATTTATCAACGCTTACTTGGAACTTTTCTAGTACGCTTACCATTTTATCCTCCTACATTTTCTTTCGCTCGTTCATCTCTGTCCTGTACTCACTCAATTGCATTTCAGCTATCTTACGGAACTGTTGCTTTTCAGGATCTGCTATCGACTTCTCAGCAATACTAATATAGTACGCCAACTGATTGTCAGTCAATTGACTTAACGGCATACCTTTGTTTTTCCCAAAAGTAATACATGGCTCATCGTTTTGTGGTACTGGTTGCTCAACAACATGTTCTTCCCGACTCTCCGTTCCAGATTCGTATGGAATATCATCAACGTCATCGTATGTACTCCCAACAGGCGGTGGCGGTTCATTTGGTGGAAGGGCAATAGTAGGTGCTAACGAAGACAAAGAAGACATTGAAGGCGTCTGTGATAATGTTGGGACTGCTCCGTACATTGCTTGCCCTGCACCCATCATTGCCTGCATTCGCATACGAAAAGCTTCCTTTCTTAGTTCAGGGTCGTTTGTGTGCCCGGTCCACATGAGACGTGCGACCACAATCGGCCTTTTCAGTTCGTCTGCGGTGTATGCCGACTTGATTCCCATAGCTCTGATAGCTCGCAATCGAGCTTTAGACTCTGCGTGTGCTAGGATATGTAGTCGCATCTCACGAATCTGTCCAGAACGAGGATCTTTCGGCGGATATCCACGCTTCCCACTGTTGTGCCATTGGGCTAACTTGGTCTCATATCGTTCCACTAGCGCTAAAACCTGCGCAGACCCTTCTCGAAGATCCATCTCCTTCGTACCCTGAACACCAACCTCTGAACCATCGAATTGACGATATCTCCCACATGCAAAGTAACAACAATAATGCGGATCACTGCCATCGTCTAAACGCCTAGATCTAACTGGATCCCAGTTAACGCCTGCTTGTGCTGCGATCTTGTCAAGAACTACCCTTGACAATGCAAACTTACCACCACCTACATCGTATGTCTCACCAGAGTCTTTGTTAGTGTTAACAAAGAAGTGACTGAAAGCCACCTCTGTCCCCTCCGGCACCGAGCGTACCGATGTCGCTGGCGACACCAAGATAGCCTTTTCTCCATGTTGCTTAAATTCGTTATTGACCTGATCTACATTTGAACACAGTACTGTTGCTTCGCGTTTAGCTAACTTAGTCACAACTTCCTCCACATTTCTTTAGCAGTGCGTCAACATCATCCTTGCTAGCTTCTACGCCATGCTCCTCAGCGATCTCCAGCCACTTATCCCGCCATGTGTCCACATGGTGGACCTTACATCCTACCCTCACATAAGGCCATGGTGACAGATGTCGTACCTCGTGCTTTCCCACGCTACCTATCACCCTACCTCGACCTTCGTTGCCGTGGCCGTTAAATAAACCATCGCCATCACCTTCACTGTAGCTGTAGCCGAATCCGTCTCCATAGCCGTTACCGTAGCCTAGGACGTAGCCGGCACCGTAGCTGGCGCCGTAGCCGTCACCGGTGTCGCTCACCCAGTCAAGCATGACACACCGCCTTCTTTAGCAGCGCGTCGACTTCTTCCTGGGTAATGTCGATATCATCATCCACCGCGATCTCCATCCACTTATCACGCCATGTGTCCACATGGTGGACCTTACATCCTACCCTCACATAAGGCCATGGTGACAGGTGTCGTACCTCGTATTCTTCGATGCCACCTATCACCATACCGTAGCCGTCGCCGTAACCGTAGCCGTAGCCGTCGCCGTAGCCGTCGCCGTAGCCGTAGCCGTAGCCGAAGCCGTAGCCGCCGCCGTCGCCGTAGCCGTAGCCGTTGCCGTTGCCGAAGCCGTAGCCGTTGCCGTAGCCGTAGCCGTCGCCGTTGTCGTAGCCGTAGCCGTAGCCGTTGCCGTAGCCGTCGCCGTAGCCGTCACCGGTGCCACGCACCCACTTAAGCATCGGGCCACCCATCAATGGCAGCCGCAGCTTTTTCTGACACTTCAAGCACTTGCTTAGGCACATCCCGAACCTTATCGACAGCGCAAGTGATACGCGTCGTTGTTTTGGGTCCATTCGACGCCAAGCCGAACAGCCCGCCACACTCCATGCTCCAGTACAGAACCATTTTTGCACGCTCTAGCTCTACTGGTTTGCCGACTTCAGGCAATTCACTTGCCCAACCGAACACGACCGCGCGACCATTCTCTCCCGAACAGATGATTACAGGTGTCATTTTTCTTTCTACCTTATCCATGTTGCGTTGTTGTTACTTTAGTAAAAAGCGCGTCAACCTCAGCTTGGCTCACCTCAACCTCCTCCTCATACTCCGCGATCTCCAGCCACTTATCCCGCCATGTGTCCACATGGTGGACCTTACATCCTACCCTCACATAAGGCCATGGTGACAGGTGTCGTACCTCGTGCTTTCCCACGCTACCTATCACCATACCGTACGATCTATATCCGTATCCTGTTCCGTTGCCGTAGCCGTAGCCGTAGCCGTCGCCGTAGCCATCGCCGTCGCCGTAACCGTAGCCGTAGCCGCCGCCGTAGCCTTGGCCGTCGCCATCGCCAAATCCTGAGATGTAGCTATTCCCCAATTTATCGCCATTCACCATAATTCCCTCTATGATTTGGCTGCTGTGATTCAATATGTAAGACCAGTTAAACTCCATGTCAATCAGTTGCTAGCATTTTCTAAAAAAATGTTGACATAGTTTAGATTCGTGACAAACCTAAACATTATGAGGAAATCAAAAATAGAAAGACCAAACCAAGTTGCACTATGGCTATCCGAAGACGAGAGAGATAAACTCGAACTTCTTGCCAGGAAAACTCACAACTCTTTATCTGGAACCATTCGTAGACTGATACTAAAAGAACGTGTCCCGATGGAAGATGACGACGATCCTAGTCCTTTGGACTACTGATGACATATTGTTAGGTCAGCTAATAAACACCCGATTTCGCGAGTTGTTTAATTAGCAGGATTACGATCTACCATTTCAACATCTAACGAGGCCACCGTGGATCTAGCTTCACGCATAATGGAATCATCCAAGGGCACCCTCTTGGGTTACCCACAGGTTGCTGATGAGGTGGCCAGGATGTTGGGCCAGTACAACAAGTTCCCACGTTGGAGAATCAAAGAGTGCGCTGGGTTTATATCCAAACGGCTCGGCTTAGATCATGACATCGATCCATGGCACGACGTGTCAGCGTTGGCAGCTATCCTAATGGTCTCATCGCCGCTCACAGGTAACTCAGGTGTTGAGTGGCGCCCAACCAGAAACGATCTAGCGACCATGTTGGAGAACGCCCTAACTCTTGGAGGCTGGCTCGTGTGCATGCATCCACCGCATGACTCGCCTGTGTACGATCGCGGTTGGCGGTGCTATAAAAAAATAGCAGACCCTTCTAACTAATGTCGGTTGACAACCGTACTATGTACGGCTATCATCCGTACATGGCCATGGCAAATAGAAATAAAAGACTTGAAATAAGGTTGAGCGAGATCGAAAAACGACAACTCGAAAGATTGACCGAAATAGAGGGGAAGACGGCTTCTGAAATTGTCCGATGGCTGATCTCCTCTCGGTATCGCAATGCGACGCTGGCGAAGCCTAACTGGAGTGGACGATGAGCTGGGTCCGTTTGCATGACGGTTGGAATCGTAATCCTAAATTTGCAGGTATGCATCGCTCTGCTCGATTGCTATGGGTAGATCTTCTGACTTACTGCCAAGATCACCTTACGGATGGGTATCTAACATGGGACATGGTCCAAGTTGCAGCCATGGACTGTCCGAAGAATACAATAAAAAAGTACCTTACCTTGCTCGTATGTCGTGGTTTGCTCGAAGTTGTCTCGGGTGGTACCTCAACATTAGGTCCTTGGGAAATGCACGATTACCTAGACTGGAACTGCTCAAAAGAAGATGTGACGTCTGTCAGAAAAAAAACCAGAAACAGGGTGGCTAAGTATCGGGAATCATTGAAGAGTGGTAGTGGATGTAACGCCGTTACTAACGCTGTTACTAACGCTGTTACTAACGCAGATGTAACATGTGACGTGCACTCTGTTACTACGCATGCCCTCTCCAATCCACTCCACTCCACTCTTAAAGAAGATCCCCCTATAGTCCCCCAAGGGGGACCTGTTGTTCAACCATTGCTGATTCCAGAGACAGCGGAACAGAGACCTGGAAAGGAAGATGTGGTGAAACATCCTACATCCAAGGCTTCTGGCTCTGGCAAGATCGATCAGGTGTTCGAGTACTGGCGCGAAAAGCATATGCCGAACGCAAAGAAGACAACACAACGAATAGCAAAAATTCGTTCTCGAATCAAAGATGGTTATTCTGTAGATGACTTATGCAAAGCTGTGGATGGTGTGTTTGAGGATGATTTTTTAATGGGCAACAATGACCGTGAGACCAAGTATGTTGATATCAAGACAATCTTCAGGGATGGGTCGAAGGTGGAAGCTTTGATGGCTCTCGCCAGCCAAGCTGAAGCCAAAGAAGCCGCTCGAGTGGCCCGAGAGAACCGTCCAAAGTTGAGATCGAATGCAACAGATGCTGAAAAACGAGAATACTTCGGGCACCCTCCTGGTACGGTGTATTGCGGACCTACTCCGGAGTTCATCAAGGTGATGGAGGAATTTGGGGTTGGAGCGTTCGGGAAAGATAAGATTGTGCTGGGAGATGATTCTTGACGGCGCTCTTCGAATCTTTGGGGCCTTCATGAAGCTTTTACTACTTAGATGCTAGCAGACGACATAGCTAAGGTTGGCACGGTTCTCGCGCCAGTGTAGCGGCAGGAAACGCGGTAAAGATTTTTTACACAAGGGAGGTGTAAGGATGGAACGGCCTAGGTTTGATGGTGAGATTATATTCAAAAACTCAAAAGGGAATGAGGTTTTAGGACTACAGTTACTCAACACTAACCAATGGGTGAGATATGTGAAAGATCCAACAGCGATTAGTGGTGCTGAGTGTGAAGAACATATGGTGTACACCAACGCAACTATACTGTTTAGTGTTAATTACAATGTGCGCAAAATGCATAATGTATGTTGCGTCACTCATTTTCACAACATTGACGGGTATCGCATCAATTCGCTGTACGGAGATATAAAGTTAGGAACATACAGTTTTACAACACTTGGGACGTCAAGTGTATATTTTGTTCACCAGTCCACTGGTAATATTAAGGTTGAGTCGGCTGTATCTACACCACCTAAAACAGGTGGAGTGTGCAGACATTGTGGAACTTTGGGCGAATACCCAATTCAATGGTTAGATGGAATGGGAACCTGTTGTAGGTGCTGCGATAGGAATGGGTAATAGCGTTAAAATATTTAATGGGTTAAAGGAGGAAGTGATGAGGCAGAAAAGTCCAAAAGAAGTGGCAGAGTTGAGCGAGGATCAATTTCGGATATACGTGAGACAAATGTACAGGAACACGATAAAGAAATGGTTTGATAGATTAGAGCAGTACAAAAAAGAGTCGCAGATAACAGTGGACAATTACTGTAAACAAAAAGGTTGGGATTGTTTCAAATTGGATATTTTGCAAGAAAGTGGTGGTAATTGTAGGCATTGTGGGATGGTGGATAAGTACGCCACTATTGAGGCAGATAGGATGGTAACCTGTTGGAGGTGCCGCAAATGAAGATCATTGAACCAAGTCACAAGATCGAAGCAATTATGCCTGAGAACGCTATGGAGCACCTTGAAAAGTGCACAAGGACGTGTTACCGTTCAGAAGGGAAGATTGGTGAGGGTAGCGCTGCCAAGCTTATGACGAAGGTCCTGATCAAGGGGCATGGGTCAGTTATTGAGCATGCGTCAGCTACTGTTAGGTTTGTGTGTGATCGCGGTGTATCACATGAGTTGGTTCGCCATAGACTTTGCGCGATAAGCCAAGAAAGCACGCGTTACGTGGCGTACTGCGGTGGCGATGAAGAAGGGCATGAATTATCTTTTGTGAAGCCTTGTTTTTGGGAAGATCCAAAAGATTCAAGGTTAGATGATAATTATAACCTCTGGTTAGAGGCTATGGATTATGCTGAACAATTCTATCTAACCATGCTTAAAATTGGCGCCAAGCCTGAAGAAGCACGTAGTGTTCTACCTAATTCGCTACGAACAGAACTTGTTGTGACAGCCAATTTTCGGGAGTGGATTCATATTCTAAAACTTCGGACAGGGAAGCGTGCACACCCGCAGATGCGTCAGCTTATGATCCCTTTGGGGCATGAACTGGCTGATAAGTTCCCGATCATCTTTGGTGCATTCGGAGAAATGGAGAAGTGAGATGGAACTAACGAAAGATCAAAAAAAGTTGGCGGCGTACCTTCTTCGCCTCGCTTCGGACCGATTCTCTAACCACTGCTGTAACGATCTCGACTTGCGAAAAATTGGGCTTGAGAGTATGGCTGCAGAACTGTATGATTATCTTGAAAAAGATGAGGAGGAGGAAAATAATACAAATGTACCCCTAATAACATACGACTGGCTAGCGATGTGCTACTTGGCAGACAAACTAGATCAGGATGGGGAATAATGGGAGGACTTTTTACACAAGACGAGCGGGATGAGTTGCGGAAGACGTTGGGTGAGGAACTTCGAGTGCTGGGGTTACTCGATCTACCACGCGATGATAGGCAACCATACCCTATAGATTTCGATGCTGAAAAACAACTAATCGCGATGGCACGCGAGGGTTGTGTAGTTAATGTAAGCCCTAAGGAATTCGGGTGCAGTTTCTACGCGATGATCTTCTTATTCCTGAAAACTTGTTGGCAGAACAATAAACCTCCTACCCATAATCGGATGTGCTGGTTACTTCAAAACGATGGTTGGCCTGCTAGTATTGAAGGAGAGGTGAGCCAGCTTCTTGACCACACACCAATATTCATGACTCCGAATGTCGCGGCGCGCAGAGTTCGTGAAGCGTATCGACGCAGAATGATGCTTGACAGAGTTGTGGAGATGGATATATTGCTCAGGGACACGTCGTCTACCAACGAGATGATTGGGTTGTCACTTCAAAAACTAGTGGAGGCGGCGCGTGGGTAAGATTGTTGACCTTGACCAGCTACAGGAGGAGGCATCTAAGGCGATGGGCGCACCTCCAAAGGGGCTCTATGATCAGTATGAGGCTGGCGAGGAAGAACCACTGCCGGATGTCTATGCTAACCCAGAAGAAGATTTGAAGGCTGAGGAGACGATGTCGGACATGAAGTCCGCTCTTAAGTCTGCGTTCCTTGGTCTACAGGAGCGGTACGCTAGAGAGGATCGCCTGGCTGGGATAGAGACAGGGTTTACTGAGTTGGACGATATAATTGACGGATGGCAACGTCAGACTGTTACATTGGTTGGTGCACGCTCTGGGATGGGAAAGTCATTCTTTGGGTTGAATCTTGGTCTTCAAATGGCCAGCCGTGGGCATATGGTGGATTATATAACCATAGAGATGCCTACCAAAAACCAATCAATGAGAGCAATGTTCTGCTGGTCTGGGGTTGAGTCAAATAAGATGAAGCTTAAGACGATGGGGCCTGATGATTGGAATAAATTGGTTGTCGCTATAAATCAAATGAGGGATTTCCCATGGCTTTGGGACGAACGTGGCTCAACAACCATTGATCAAATCAGACGGCAGATCCAGCTTGTGAAAGCTAAGGCTGTAGCGAATGGAAACACTCTACATACTGTAATTGTAGATCATATTCTAAACATCCAAGGAAGTGTTGGAAAAAAAGATCGTCGTGAGCAGGTGCTTTATATCACTAATCAGCTTAAGGCTATCGCTAAAGCTGAGGATGTGTGCATGGTAGGGCTAACGCAGATCAATCGTGGGGTTGAAGGTCGAAAATGTAAACGCCCGACAATATCAGACTTGAAGGAGTCTGGCTCAAGTGAGGAAGATGCTGACAATATCCTACTCCTATACAGGGAAGATTACTACAAGAAAGACAAATCGTCGTGGAACCATATTTTGGAATGCGATGTAGCTAAGGTGCGTGAGGGAGAAACTGGTGTTGTCAAGTTCAGAGAAGATTTTGGCCGATGTAGGATAAGCCCAATTGTTGAGGAAGGTTTTTGATGAAGCAAATAAACATCCCTGGCACGAATGGTAAATGTGGAAGGGTTGCCGTCTCATACGAACTATCCTTGTATATCCCAGGGATAAAACTTGAGTCATTAAACACATCGTTTGGTGTGGCTTCAATGGGTGCTATGTTTGGGAGGAGAGCCAAAGCGAAGAAGCAACGGCATGGGGTTGCGATGGTGCTGCGTTCGGAATGGGGACAGCCACCTGATCCGCCACTTACAGTGACAATTACTCGGATCGCTCCAAGAAAACTCGACTGTGACAACCTTGTTGGGTCGGCCAAGGCGTGTAGGGATGGAGTCGCTGACTGGCTTGGGGTTGACGATCGAACAAGTCGTAGCGGAGTAGTATGGGCATATGACCAGGGGAAGAAGGGGAAGAAAGAGTATGGTGTAATTATCCATATTGATATGGGTAAAGAAGATGACTAAACGCCTCCTACTCCCAGACGATGAGAAGTTGCTAGCAAGATACTTCTCAGGTGCACTTGAGGCTGAGATGGGTGTGAGATCAACGTTAGGATCACAGATTGAGTCTCTCAAACGTGGTTTTGTAATATATTCTGATGGGTTCGAGATGGATGAAAGGTGCCTAGATGCCGCAAGGGACAGTAGGCGCGTTGGTGAAGTCTTGCATCGGCTTAAGCACAAGAGTCAGAAGGTCCTCCAACTATGGTATACCCCACAATTGACTAGGGAGTTGTGTGGGCCTATGAAAACTTTTGGTCCATACGGGCGCCTTGTTGTTTGGCAATGGAAGGAGCCGCTTGTTAAACTGGTAAAAATTTGTGAGATAGCTTCAAGGAAGAAGAAGAATTCGGATGTGCGTGCGGCGAAAGATAAAGTGTATAAGCTGCAGCACGAAGCTGAAAAACAGGTTCTTGCAGCTAGGCGAGAATATTCCGAGGTGTTGAAGCAATGGAGGATTTTACAAAAAACCATCAAGGAGAGAAAGAGGAGAACAGGTCAACTATGAAGCCATTAGGTCCAGTTTTCACCCCAGGTGACCTGGGTAAGGTGTTAGGTTGGACAACGCAGAAAACTAGACGGTTAATGAAAAGGATTGGGCTGGATATGAAAGGGACGAACGGTAGGTTCGTTATTACATATGCAGACCTGATAGAACGAGCACCAGAGCTTTACCATAGCCTAACAATCATGGGTGCAATTCAAATAGGTGGAGAGGAAGATTGATGTCGTACGTATACCTTACAGCGTCTAACATGTTTGAACACATAACAGTGGTTCTCATTAGACTGGCTTCAGTAACAGCACGGATTAGTACATTTATAGCAGTAAAAGGTGCACTTAGGCTAATTTGTAAAGGAGGCAAAAATGAGCGAAAATTACTGTAAAAAATGGATGACTGATACAGCGTACAGGATCGTTGTGCTGGTTGTTGACGGCTGGGTACGTGACGCAGATGGTATGTGGTCAAAAATGGGAAAACCTCACTACAAGATAAAGGATGGTGAAGTTGTTGAAACCAGTGTGTGGACATTAGATGAGGCGTGGCAAGACTGTCGTTCAGGTTGAAGTGTGTGATTGGTTTTGATTTATAAAGCTTTCGTTGGCTTGGATGGCATGTTATATTTTGGTTGAATTTATGGTAACAAAGCACAATAAGAAAAAAACACGTAAACCATACTCGTTCGAGGAGAGCGATTTTGTCCCTAGCAATCCGATGCCGTGGATTCATGCTGGGGCTAAAGGTTGGACTTGTAAATGTGGATCGTTCCAAGCTTTAGATAACACAGTCCCATGGGAATGGTTTAAGGAGCATATGAAATGTGGAGAATTAGGCTAATGTTAGATATGTGTTATTTTAATATAAACGCAGAAACACTAAAGTGAATGGCGAAGAAAGGGCAGTAAGATGGCGTTCAAATTGGTGTATGTTGCTGGGCCGTACCGAGGAAAGACGACATGGGATGTAGAAAGGAACATCCAGCGGGCTAGGGAGGTTGGTGCGTTGGTAGCCATTGCCGGGGCTATGCCAGTTATTCCACACTCGAACACTTCTCACTTTGACGGTCTTGCTACAGAAGATTTTTGGATATCCGGCACGATGGAGATCATGAGGCGTTGCGACGCCGTGCTGACCTTCGGCAATTGGCCCGAGTCGAATGGCACGCTTAGCGAAATTGCTGAGGCGCAACGGTTAGAGATCCCGGTTTTCCATATGATCGAAGACTTGGAAAGGTGGCTCTCGTGAGCGAACCCATCCAATGGGATGTGATCGAAGGGGATTCGCGATATGCCATATCAAGTATCCCAGACAAGTCAGTCGATTCTGTCGTGACAGACCCACCCTACGAGATCAGGTTTATGGGCCGTGGCTGGGACGACACCGGGATCGCATACGACGTAGATATGTGGCGCCAATGCTTGCGTGTCCTTAGGTCAGGTGGATATTTAGCAGCGTTCGGCAGCCCGCGAACATACCATCGTCTTGCTTGTGCGATCGAGGATGCTGGGTTCGAAATCCGTGATTCAATCCACTGGATCTATGGGAGCGGGATGCCTCATTCCGCGAACGTTTCGAAACAAATCGACAAAAAAAATGGAACCACCAAGAATCGCGAGGTGATTCACGAATATACTGCTGGAGGTAACGCCGGCACATCGTGTGCAGATAAAGGGGGAACCTACTCTGTTGGTGCAAAAAATTCGGCAGCGATCAAGCTAACGGTAGAGCGCGGCGGCTGTGAAGTGTCCAGAGCATGGGATGGCTGGGGAACATCGTTGAAGCCGTCACATGAAGCGATCGTTCTTGCGCGTAAGCCATTCAGTGGGGCAGTCGCTGCAAATGTGCTGAAACACGGCTGCGGGGCGATCAACGTTGATGCATGTCGAGTGGCGACCGACTGGGATGAGCCAGATAGACCGGCGTCGTGGGCTGGCAGCGGGCATTCTCAGAAGCCAGATGCGAGCAAAATTGCTGCACCGCCAGGCAATGGAATCCAGTGTCACCCAAGAGGGAGATGGCCAGCCAATGTTGTATTTAGCGAGATTGAGCAATATGATCAATGTCCTGTGTCCGAATTGAGACGACAGAATGCAGGCTCGTTGAGGTATTTCCAGACATTCAAATACAGCAAAAAGTCGTCAAGAAAGGAGCGTGAGGCAGGGTGCGAAGGCCTGCCTGTCATGCCTAATGGGCGCAGAAACAACCATCCAACAGTCAAGCCGATCCAGATCATGCGTTGGGTAGTGAAGCTAGTTACTCGGTCGGGTGGTGTAGTGTTAGATCCGTTTGTCGGAAGCGGAACTACAGG